CGGAAACCCTTGTGGCGTAAGGGAAATCACCAAAATTGATCACTTTTTATGCATAAATGACTGCATGGTCATGCACTACGGCTGGGGCTATGGAATCGGGGGCACACACGAGAGGGCGAGGGGGGCAACTTCACATGACCCCACCCCACCCCACTGACCAATGTTTCCCATTTCCCCAGCAATCACTCAACAATTGATCAAAATTGACCTATTCCAGCCACATCACCCACACTCCCCCCATTGCCACCTCAGAGCCCCTCTCAGCCCCTCTCCCCCCCCCTCCCTTCCCTGTCTCCCTCCATGGCATTCAGAGCCCGTAGGAACGGTTTGGGCGCCCTTTCCAGCGCCCTCTGTCCCTCAGACCCTTGCCACATATGGCTCAAAAGAAATCAGAAAAATTGTTTGAAAACTATTGACACACCACCCCCCCCTTGTGGGAGACTTTTGCTGTGCCCTTCGGGGCGCTCTTTTCCAACTGAAGATTCCGCCGTGTTCTTGATGGCTGGGCTTTGCCCACTCCCATAGCGCCCTGTTCCTGTCCTGCCCTAAGTCCTTGGGCATTGCAGTTCAGATTCAGTTGCCTCCACGGTTCATGGAATCCAGTTCGTCCCTTGACAATTTCAGATAGTTCCGAAGATGTTCTTCCTCAGCAGAGCCCATGGCTCGCATTCGCTGGGAGACACTCAGATGCGCCAAGCGCACAGGCAGGAATGGTGGAGGCGCAAGCCTGCGAAGCCTTTCCTGCTGGACATGAGTTAGTAAGAAGTTGGGCGAACTATCTACAAGAGATATGCGAATCAGAAGATTCATTTGGCATTCGTTCGGCTCTCGTAAGTCCTCACATACCTATTTGGCGCTCGCATTCTTCTCACCTCACGGTGCGGAGATTACGGGCGACATGGTGCGGATACTGCGAGATGACCCACTGACGCCCAGTCCAACGCTGACACTGCATTGTGTTGACCCCATAGTGGGTCGTTGACCCCTTAGTGGGTCACTTGCTCCAAGGAGCCTTTGCAGGACAGGCAATGGTGTAGGCGAATCAGTTACGAGTGCGAGGGTGCGATGGCTTCAGCGGTGCGACACATTGTCGCTTTATGGACTAACTACCAACGGACAGTGGCAACACTGTGACCTACACAGATGAATTGGCGTTACTGAAACACCGAAAGTGTTTGGCGCCAAACTTCACCCATGACGGGGAAACGATTCGCATACCGCATCATCGGGATAAAACAGTCAGTGCTTGCGCTGGCTGTGGCTCTAAGTCATTGGAAAGCCCCCACATGGTGATGCGGTCAGGTCATGCAACGGTGTCGGGGGGCATAAGCCCCTCGGCTCCGTGCCCAGCATTCATCAGCATGGAAGCCTCCCCCATGAGAGTTGTTGCCAGTAACTGGCGCATCACTTGGGAGGCAAGTAATTGAACGCCAGAGTCTGGCAACAACTCGTTTGATGGGTGCTGGGGACGGACAATCCGTTCCCTCTACCAAAGGAGCACCACACAATGGCACTTAATGTTGACTGGGGAAACACCCCCGTTTATAAAGAGTTCCTCGCCACCACACCTGATGGCGACTTCACTGACTCCAACGGCTACCCACGCTTCCCTATTGGTGACCTCATGTTCAGCATGATGATTGTCCAGCAGGGTCGCATCTCTGAGAAGAACGCCCACAAGGTGTTCGCTCGCCTGTCGCTTTACCTTGAAGCGATGGTCGGCGGTTCATTCTCACGAGTGTGGGATGGCGAAAAGGTCATTGAAGAACGACTCAGCCCTGAGCACATCAAGAGTGCGATGGGCTTGCGAGTCAATGTGTCCGATGAGTCCGATACCAGTTGGGTGCAGTACTTCTTGCGTCTTGTAAAGCGTGAGAATGCTGAGCCTGTTGCTGGTATGACCGAATGGTCAACGGCAACCATCAAGCGCCACCTTGCGAAGTACGAGGTTGACTACCTCGCTTCGTAACACACACACAAATTGATCAAAACGGCATCAGCGCCTCACGGCGCTGGTGTCCTCACTGTGCATCGGCTTCGGTCGGTGCATGGTGAGGACATTGTCCACAACAAAGGAGAATCACAATGGGCGTTTACCAATACGCAATTACGAAGACCAAGAGAATCAAGGGACTGTCCGATGTCTTCGGTGACATCGGTGTCGTTGAGTTCCGATACAAGTACTCATGGTCACCGAGCGAGAAGTTTGAGAAGTACTGCGCTCGCCTTGACGCCAACATTGACCGCAAGTGGGCAGGCACTGCGTTGCCGATTCTTGTGACCGACAAGAAGGGCAGGGGCTTGTCAGTGTGGGTCGGTGACAGTGCGAACTGGTGTGACGGTGACAACAAGGGTGGCGAGATGCCAATCGGCTCATCGCAGGGCTGGGATGCCTTGTGGCACTGGGCAGAACACAATGGTCGTTTGGAGTTGCCACTGTGGTTGCTGAATGCTGGAGACCTTGAGTATCGCCAAGAGATTCCATTCGTACCGACCACTGAGCAGGCATACCGAGAACTGGTGGACGCCTGCGTCACGATGCGACTGCGTCAGCGTGGCGACAGCAACGCTCAGCCACAGATTCCGAACAACCGCTACTGGGTCAACGATGACCTCTACCCATTCTGAACAACCAAGGAGAACAACAATGGAAACACCAACAGAAACACGAGTCAGAGTGGCTGGCATCCGCAAGGGTGACTGCACAGCACAAGTCACTACCTACCATGACAACGCATTCCTTGCCGAGCAATGGATTGCCCAGCACATGGAGGAAGAGAACAACGCCCATGTCTACCAACTGGCGCCTGTCATTGACGGTCAAGTCACCAACGCCTTTTACATCGTGAACGGTCAGACAGTGACCGAGACCGAGTGGCTCACAGCAATCAACAACAAGAAAGAAGTAACCCAATGAGCATTGAGCGCATCTACCGAAATGGCAACTACCACGAGGTTCAGCCTGAAGTGTCCGACTGGATTCTCTGCGCTGACTTTGAGGACGAGATGCCTCACGAGCAACCTGCTCGCTACAAGTGGCACAACCGAGTCCTCATCTACTTCGGTCAGGAGACGGGCGTCCACCTGCTGGACTTGCTCGTTGACGAGGACGAGGGTGACCCCGACTACACCGAGGTCGCACACCGACTTCGTCAGAAGGGTTACGACATCTACGAGAGCGACAAATACTTTGAGGTGTACGACCACGCTGTGGTCTGCGACTCATGCGCTGACGGTTCCTGCTCACCAAAATCAACCAACGCCTAAGGAGGCACACACAATGGCAAAATACGAAGTTCAAGTAATCATCGGGCAGACATACACCGCAGTGGTGGAGGCTGAGTCACAGGAGGAGGCAATCGCCATCGCTGGTGACTTTGACCCTGAAGAGACGAACAACCACCACTGGGAAATCGGGGAGGTTGACCGAGCCATCACTGTGCATCTGTAACTGACCCCCAAGGCATCACAGGCTCCCCCAGCCTGTGGTGTCCTCAGAGGACACTGGCTTCGGTCGGTGTCTTCTGAGGGCAATCGCCCACTATCAACAAGGAGCACCAATGAAACTTCTAGACATCACCCTCGCTGTAGCGAATGACCCGAACACGCTGTTTGAGGTCAACAACCACAACGGTTACTACCGCATCACTGGATTCGGTGAGCGCCGTACCTACGGCTCACAGCGCAAGACCCTGAAGACGGTGACCGTTGTCCGTGTCTTCTTCAAGAAGGCTCAGGACGAGCGCACTGGTTATGAAGGCGAATTGATCCCAGCACAGCCTGACCGCATCGTGGATAGCACCTACACCGAGTCGTTCTTGCCCAGTCAGATTGCGAACCCTGTGCATCGCTATGACGATGAGTTGGGCAAGGCTGTACCGCTGACCATGGACAACTTCCTCCAGTACGAGTTGCTGAAGACTGAGCGCCTCATTCAGCGCCAGTTGGCAGAGCACAACGAACTGGAGCGCAAGGTGTCAACCCTCAGCGCATTCCTTGGTGAGTCCTTTGAGGTCAAGCCACATCACTTCAGTGACAAGTACTGGATGAACCTCCTGCTTGAGGCGGTCATCAACAAATTGCAACCATCAGAAGTCAACGCTTAAGGAGGCGCCAATGACAACACTTGAGACATACCCGACCTTCACTGACCCTGACGGCGTCCTACAGCCGTTCAAGGGTGTGACCACGGGGCGCCATGCGAAGCGTGTCGTCTCGTACTGGCGCAAGGATGCGAGTGAGCCATGGAAACGCTTCGGTAACTCCGTGAGCGTTGACGCCATGGACAAGCGCATGCGTCACATTGAGAAGCAAGGATGGAAGATTCGTTACTCCATCATTGACATGGACAACCAACTCACCATCAAACAAATTGAAACCATCAACAAGGAGAACAACAAATGAGCACAGCAACCAACACACGCCACCCACTGACCATCTCGTACACCCTCATGGTGAGCGATGAGGTCATTGACTACATCAAGTCCTCTGACGGCTGTCGCTACTGGGTGGCTGATGACGAGTACGAAGTGCACACCGACATTGAGGGTGAGACATACCTCATCAACAACGGTTACCGCTACAACTTTGACACGGAGTCCTGCCTCAGGGGCATCGCACTGTGGATTCAAAACGGTGGTGACTGGGACGACCTCAAGGAGTGCGGTACCGACCACACTGACCACGATGCAATTTGGCAGTACGCATTCTTCAACGAACTCGTGTACGGCTGAGACAACCAACAACAACAACAGGAGAACCCAATGAGCAAGAAATACAGCATTGATGTCACCGTGCGTGCCATCGTTGAAGCCGAGACACAGCAAGAAGCAGAGAGCATTGTTGCCGAATCACTACTTCACAATGCCCTCTATGTGGAGGAGTATTACAACCTCCAGTCCCGTGAGGGTGCATGGAGTGCCCTCTATGTCGGTGACGACACGGACAAGGATGTGTGGCGCCCCAGCACGACAACCGAGGAGGTCAAGTGAACCCATACGAACAGCCCATCCAGCCATGGCTCGTGAGTGAGTCCGATGTGTTGGAGAACTCAGACATTGAGTTCCCCAGCACCTGCTCACAGTGCTCAGAATTGATCGGAAATAAGCAGTCACCCTTCGTACCCTTTTGGGTGTTTGACGAGGACTGCGAGCGTGCCACATGCGCTGGCTGTGTCTACCGTGACGAACTAGCAACCGAGCGCCAGTTAATGGAGGACGAGCAAAGGTACGAGGAGTACCTGCGTGAGAACGACCCTGACGAGTACGCCTACCAATACCTCAACCAATAACCCGTTCTAGTAAAGGAGAACAAAATGTCAGCCACCACCATCACCCCCAAGCAACAGTCATTCGTCCGTTCGTTATTGCAGGAGCGCCTCTCGGTGCTCGGCATTGACGACATTGACAAGTACATAGAAGAGAAGGGCATCAACAAGTTGACCGCAAAGTCTGCGAGCGAAATCATTGACAAGTTGAAGTCCATCCCTGCGCCCCGTAACCCTGAGCATGCTCACTTGCCTGAGGGTCGTGTCATCGTCAACAAGTTCGCCAAGGAGTGCGCCTTGTGCAACCGTGAGGTTGACACTGGTGCTGGCTTCGCTGTGCAGGCGAATTACGGCTGGCGCACATACCACGCCAAGGGTGACTGCCTCTACGAGGCTGATGCTCTTGAGACGGTTGACCGTGGCTACTACGCCATCCCATCGCTCACTGGTAACAACGACCTTGACTTCTTCTTCGTTCACCTCAAGAACGGCAAGAAGGAGGTGCTACGAGTCCTCGGTGGACAGGCACCATTCCGTGTGAGTGATGCCGAGACCAAGCGGATTGTTGAGGCGCTGGTCTCACTATCAACTGACGAACTGACCGAGGCGCAGGCTCGCTACGGGCGTGAACTTGGTGTGTGCGGTAAGTGTGGTCGTCACCTCACCGATGAAGCATCTCGTGCCCGTGGTCTCGGCTCTGAGTGCGCCAAGAAGTAACAAATGAACACAGTGGGGTGTCACCGCTTCGGCGGTGGCGCTCTCAGTGCCTATTCATAAAGTGTGAATAGGTAGTGAGAGCGATAGCATCGCTCACCGAGCACCAACATAACCAAGGAGTAATCCATGTCCCACCGTTCCGAATTGGACGCCTTACTGGCGTCCGCTGTCCGCACTGCATCACCCATTGATGTGTGCCCTGAGTTGTCTGCGCTTTCAGGAGCGCATGACTTTGACCTTGACTTTGACCTTGCCCTTCCACTGCTCCCGTACCAGCGTGCTGGCGTGGCGTATGCCCTCAAGCAACGCCGTGTCATCCTCGGTGACGAGATGGGCTTGGGCAAGACACCACAACTCATTGCCGTGGCTCTCAAGGCTGTTGAGCAGGGTCTCCGTGTCCTCATCAGCGTGCCACCGTCACTGCGCCTCCAGTGGAAGCGTGAGATTGACAAGTTCACCAACAATGCACTGACCGTTGAGATTCTTGAGGGCACCCGTGCTACCCAGTGCAACGGCGCTCAGGTCACCATCATCGGTGACGCATCCATCGCTGGCTGGGCTCAGGCTCTCAACAAGGAGGGCTTCGGTGCCCTGCTGGTAGACGAGGCACACCGCTTCAAGAACGGTAAGGCAAAGCGCACCATCGCATTGCAGGGCATCGCTCGTGGCATCCCTGCCGAAGGGTATGTGGTGCTCGCCTCAGGCACGCCAGCGGTCAACCGTCCTGTGGAGTTGGTGCCACTGCTTGACACGATCGGTCAGTTGAACCCTGTGTTCGGCTCTGCTGGTTCATTCAAGTGGCGCTACTGCGACCCCATCAAGAATGCGTTCGGCTGGACATTCAATGGTTCAACCAACAGCGCAGAGTTGCATGAGAAGTTGCGTGGCACCTGCTACATCCGCCGTAAGAAGGCTGATGTGCTCACCGAGTTGCCAGCCAAGCGCAGTGCTCAGGTTGCTATCGCTCTCAGCAAGACTGAGTTGCGTGACTACCTCCGCATTGAGGAAGACTTCCTCGCTTGGGTGTACGGCAAGGGTGGTCGTGAGGCTGTGCTTCGTGTGTCTCGTGCTGAGACCATCACACAGTTGTCAGCCCTGCGACAGGAGATTGCAAAGGTCAAGGTCAAGCACGCCATTGAGCATCTTGAGTCCATCATTGAGGGTGACCAGCCAGTGGTCGTCTTCGGTCACCACCGTGCAGTGCTCACCGCTCTCATTGAAGAGTGCGAGCGCCGTGCTGTTGAAGACCCACGATGGAATGTCGTGAGTGTCCTCGGTGGCATGAGTGATGCTGACAAGCAACAAGCAGTGGACGACTTCCAGTCGGGTCGTGCGAGCGTGTTCGTGGGCAACTACACCTCCGCTGGTGTCGGTCTCACGCTCACTCGTGCCAACCAGTGGGTGAGCGTGGAGTTACCGTGGACACCTGCTGAATTACAGCAAGCCACTGACCGATGCCATCGTTTTGGACAGACAGAATCTGTCACTTGCTGGCACCTCACTGGTGCTCGTACCGATGGTGAGTTGACCATTGACGACCGACTTTTCAACCTGCTCAATGCGAAGCAGGAGGTTCTCTCGGCGGTGCTTGATGGCAACGCTGAAGACCTCAATGTGGAGGCTGGTTCGCTAGTCGCCTCATTGCTCGCTGACTGGGTCGGCTAACAAACTGGGGTGGTGCTCAGGTAGGGCGTCACGGGGGCAACCCCGTGGCGTGCCACGAGCACTGTGGGGTCGGGACACCTCGCAGTGCTCATGGGACGCAGTCCAAAGCAACCAACAAGGAGAACAAATAATGAACACACCAACCGTCAGTGACTTCCAAGTCACGCTCGCATACATCCAACAGAACATTGATGCCATCGCTGAGTTTGCTCAGCAGTTCCTCAATGAGAACTACTTTGAAGACGATGATGTCTTCCACTCATACGGAGACCGTGTTGACCTCAACTTCATCCGAGATGAAGACAACAACAAGTGGAGGTGCTTTGCATACCCAGTGGTCAACGGTGACCCCTCCTATGACTACGAAGTAGCCATCCCAGTGGACACCGATACCTACAAGGTTGTGCGGTTCTACAAGGACATCAGCCGTGCCAACAAGGTCATCCTGACTGGACTTACCTTGCAGGACGCAAAGGAGCACTGCAAGCGTGATGACACACACAGTGACGACTGGTTTGACGGATACGAAAAGGAAGGCAAGTAATGACTGACCGTGTAGAACAACTCAGCAAACAAGCAATGGACACCATCATTGAGTCCTTGATTCTCTACATGAAGTGGAACGAGGGATTCTCAAAGGTGGCTGTCACTCAGAACGATTACGAAGCATCGGCACGACACATCATCAACGCAAACAACGCAGAGCGAGCACTCGCAGAACTAGAACAAAAGGAGAACAATCAATGAGCACATACGAAGTCACAGTCACATGGAAAGCATTCAAGGATGCGCTTGGGTTCGGGAAGAAGATCACATCGGTGACCGTCTCTTACGACTTTGCGAATGTCCACAGCGAGGGCAACATCCTCAATGACACTGACTTGCTGGACAAAGTGTGGCGGGACACCAACCTCTACAAAGGTTCATTCTGGAGAGTGCTGGAGCCAGTACTCCCTGAGAACAGAACACACACGGCAATGTCGGTGGGTGACGAGGTCACTATCAACGGCAGGTCGTACTACTGCAACCACATAGGGTGGAAGCGCATAACTGAAGGAGCCAACCAATGAAACAAGAAACATTAATCAACATCATCTACCTGCTAATAGGAGTCGCTCTCGCCCTTGGGGGAGTGCTTGTGGCAAACACCGTGGACTACCACGCAAAGTGTGATGCAGTCGTAGTGCAGGACTTCTCAGGTGACCGCTACTGCGTGGACAAGGCAACGCTCATTGAGAGCACAACAACTAATTACAACAAGTAAAGGACACATCATGAACCCATACGAACAACCCGAACAACCCATCGGTTGCCAGTGCAATATCACCTTCGGTGGTCAAGAGATGGCAGTCATCATTGCATTCGGTGATGACCCAGTCATCACTGATGACACCAACAACCCTTGGTATGACCTTGACACCAATGTCTTCTACTACCTCAACAAGGTAGAAACCGACCAACTACACGATGCAGTCAACAAGGGCTTTGAAGGCTTTTCTGTTGACGGCGAAATTGAAATAATCATTGACAGTGATTTTGAATATCTCTTCATTTAAGGAACAACCATCATGGAAACATCAAACGCAACGCTCATTATCAACATTGAGCACCCAACAGACCAATCACCTACACCCATCCTTGAGGAGGTCTTACGACCATTCATCTTGGACATCAACGAGGCTGTCGCTGATGACTGGAGCATCACCTACCACGGACTGGACGAGGTCAACAAGATCTTCACAGGCATTGACCCCAACACTGAAGAGGGTCAGGAAATCGGTCGTGCGCTTATCTCCTCCATCCGTGACCACTTCAAGTTCACTGGTGTCACATGGTGTCGTGAGGATGCCGAGCGTGATGCCAACCGCCGTCTCACTGATGAAGAATGGGACGCTGTGTACCGCACAGCGGACTGGCAATCACTGAGTGACTGCAACGATGTGGACTGGATGGCAGTCGGCAACGCAGTGAACGAGGTCATTGGTGTGCCTGTCATCAACGCAGATGAGGAGCCATTCTGATGGAACATTTCTTTAGTGTGGACGGTGACTACGGGGATGCAACAGACATCCTCGTGGTCAACACCGAGAACTGGACTGACGAAGACTGGAGAGACATCAACGATGCCTCTGACAGCACTCGTCTTGACATAGCAGTAGCGATTGCCAAACGGCATGAGCGTGAACAAGAGATCTCGTCTTACTCAAACGCCTATAAGTAAGACAGAGGGCGCTTCAGCGGTGACAATACACCGCTGGTGCGCTCAGGGTGCATGGAGTTCTTATCTCCTTTGTTTCTCCATGCACTCTGAGGGCACAGCCCATAGCAACCACCACCACAACCAAGGAGTTCATTATGAGCAACACATCAATCCATGAAGTAGAAGTAGACATTTGGGAGAGCCTGTACATGCCCCTTGAGAACCACATCAGTGGTGACCAAGGCTGGAACGGCACCCTGTTTGAGACATACGGAGACGACATTGCGTTCGTCCTCTCACAGCCTGAGAACCTCGTATGGACATGGGTAGACACTGATGAGGGCACAGCCATCGTCAGTGGTTACCACCTTGTCAACCGCATTGGTTACTTCGTGACCGAGTACCCATGGGCACGACCCATTCAAGTACAAGTAGAGACCTACACAGAAGAAGAAGAAGAAGAGAACAACTAATGAAAAACATCAAGTTCGTTCAGAGTGTGTCCATCTCGGTCACCTTTGACATGTCCTTTCCTAGCGACTGGACACTCCAGCAGATTTTGGAGAGCATCAAGGACACCACCACTGATATCAGTGCACATGTCCTACCAGAGACCCTTCCACAAGGTGCAGTAAGTAACAGCACCATTGTGGATGACATCATTATCAACCACACCGCCATACAGGAGAACAACTAATGACAACAATTATCCGCAACTACGAAGATGGTCAACTCATCTCCGATGCCAACACCAACGACCAGTACACCTACGAGGAACTGGACGGTGGAGTGTTCTTGGACAGTGACGATGACACTGGCGCCGAGACATTCCGACTGACCGATGAGAGGATCGTAACCATCCAGTCCATTGACCTTGACTGGGTGCGACCATTTGAGGACGCTGTCCTCCGTACAACATCAGCACCTAAGAAGTACACGATCACCTACGAGCAAGTGTTTCACCACCTGCACGAAGTAACCGCTGGGTCTTTAGAAGAAGCAGAGCGTTTATTTGAAAGCAATCAATCAGTGTGTGTAGACACACAAGAAACATGGAACACAACAGACATTGAGGAGGTCATACAATGACAACTATCGGAGCATTCGCCCCAGTTACATGGACTAGTGAAAGTGGTGGTGAAGATGTGGTCATGTTCATCATCGGTGACACACCACAAGAGATTGATGACCACGACCGAATCATCTACGAGCGCCTTGGTGACACCGAGGACATTCAAGACATCCTCGTGCTTGAGGTAACACACAAGCAATGGTGGGACATCAAACACGGAACCAACATCCTTGGTTACTACATCAACAACACTCAAGAGATTGAGCCAATAAAGGAGACACAATGACAACATTTAATTGCAAAGCATGCGAGGGTGAGTTTGACACTGACGATGGCAGTGTCTTCTCCAACATCGTTGATGCCAACTTCTGCTACCAGTGCTACGGGGAAGACATTGACGGATCGTCAAAGGTCATCTTCGTATCATCTTCTGGTGTAGAACAGGTCTTCATCGGAGATGCCTTCCGCACTGACCAGTACGGAGACGAGTACCACAACGACAACATCAAGCGTGAATACATCAGCAGTGATGCATGGCGTGGGCACTACGAGACCACCATTGACGGGTACACCGATGTCCTCAGTGGCTGGACGACTGGTGCATGGGGAGACCCCACCGCTGACCGTAAGCAGTTATTCAATGACCTGTCAACGCAACTGGTCAACGAAGACCTGATCCCACCATGCACCGTGGTGCTGGTTCTTGACCCAACATCCAACCTCTTCTCAACGACTGTGAGCGTCCTCGTTCCCGAAGGCTCAGAAGAAGTATTTAAGTTGTGGTTAGCAGAAGAGGGACATACCCTCAATGACCTAGAAGATTCATTGGCGTAAGGAGACACAATGACCATTTACAAGTTCAGAATTGCATGGGATGCAGACATTGAAATTGACGATGCAATAGACGAAGACGAGGCGTGGGACATGGCATACGCAAAGGTTGAAGAGACCTTTCGTAAGCACAAGGGAAGCGTCACCGTTGAACTAGTGCCCGATGAGGACACTGCATCATGGGGACTTTTTGATGAAGACCCCGAAGAAAAAGACATCACATTCATCAGCCTTGATGAAGCCGAATACCTCTAAGGAGAAACAAATGATTAACCAACTACCGTTCTGGTGCCGTTCATGCGAAGCCGACTACAACCACTTTGATGTGCTTGGTGTCTGCGAGAAGTGTGGCACCCAAAATGTCCTTGACCAACACCTGATCACAGTGACCATTCCAGTGGTCGCCTACTCAGTGCTTGATGCTCAAGCAAATGTTGAGGCACTCGTCAAACAATTAATCAACCAACAACTCATCTCGCCAGAGACGACAGTTCTTTAAGGAGGACAACATGGGATACCTAACCGCATACGACACATACGAGTTCACAAAGGACTTGAAGACCGCCGTAAGCATGCACTTGACCAGCAACTGCTTTCCACCTGTGCCTCAGTACATGGTGCCCGTGGCAGTGGAAGCCATTGAGAAGGTCGTTGCTAACGAATCCTCCGCAATGCTTGAACTACCAAATGGTGTGACTTTCCGCAATGAAACATCAGTTCGTGCCATCAATGTGGTGGACGCCTTGCACCTGTTCGCATTCGTGGACTGGATCAATGACAATGACATGGAGGACACATGCGGGTAACTGACCCACAGAAGTTCAAGAGGAGAGTGCAGGTTCCCCTGTCTTTCCCTCTGTACGCACTGGGAATCTATATAGGGTTGTTCATGAACATCTTCCTGTATGGACAGCCCATCACCCTGATTGTCTCAGGAGCCCTTGCGATCTCTGGTGTCGCTATCGCCACCTACGAGCCCACAAAAAAGAAACAACCCTAGTTGCCAAAGCAACAACCACACGGATAGATTCATTCGTGTGGTACTAACAACCACAACAACAAAACACAGAAAGTAACCAACCATGTCAAGAGAAACTACCGAATGGCTCAACACCAACATCCTTGTTGGATTCAGCGAACAGCGAGGTAATGCGTGGCATTACAAGGAATCGTCACAAGGTGCCGAGCCCAACCACTACACGGGAGCGATTCCTGTGGATGATGTCCTCCGCCGTCTCTTCAACTGGACAGCCATTGAGGCTCCAGTGTTCGTAGGCATGCCAGCAGGTGGTGGCATCCACTACAAAGAAGACAAGGCTCGCAAGGCAATCGTCCGCTCGGATGACAACACGGTGTTCAACATCTTCAAGTCCTCCTACCAAGTTCACCAGTACAAGAAGTGGCTCCTTGACACCGTTGCAAACCTCGTTGACGACAACGACCTCGCCATCGGCGGTGCTGGTCTCCTTCGCCAAGGTGGCAAGGCGTATGTTCAGGTGGAATTGCCTGAGACGATCAAGACGCCATCAGGCTTTGACATCCGTCCTCACCTCCTTGCCTGCACCAGCCATGACGGCACCCTGTCATCAACCTTCCAGTTGGTGTCCACTGTGGTCGTGTGTGACAACACGCTCGCTGGTGCCCTCGGTGAGAAGACAGCCAAGCACAAGGTGCGCCACAGCAAGCACTCCATCGGCAAGTTGCAGACAGTCCGTGACGCTCTCGGTCTCATCCATGAGTACACAGACGACATCATGCTTGAACTTGAGCGCCTCTCCACACAGCAGGTGACCGAGAACGAGTTCAAAGCCATCGTGGAGCGCCTCGTGCCACTGTCAACTGACTTGGACATCCGTCCTCAGGTCAAGGCTCGTGCTGAGAACAAGCAGGAACTCCTGCACCAACTCTACAAGAGTGACCCAATGGTCTCTCCTTGGCGAGGCACTGCGCTTGGAGTCCTCCAGTGCTGGAACACCTACCAGCATCACTACGCAGGCGCTGACAACTCCCGTGTTGAGCGCAACATGCTCAACGGCATCACTGGCAAGACTGGTGAGCAAGACCGTGTGGTCTTGGACGCCATCAAGCAGTTGGTGTTCGCCTGATGGATGCGGTTACAGAGGCAGGGGGCGTCAAGCCCCCTGTCGTCCGCCGTGTACGCCTGACGGATTACGACACAACCAACTTCATTGAACTTCCTAGCCTCAAGTTTGAGGATGATGGACGATGGAGGGATCATGCCAAGTGCAAGGGACAGTCTGAGATGACTCCCATCTTCTTCACCGAGAATGCACAGCGCAACAACACTCGTGCGATGATGGTGGCTCAGGCTCAGGCTCTCTGCTCTCAATGCACCGTTCGTAAAGAGTGTTTTAACTTTGCAAAGCAGAACGACATGCGTAACGGTGTGTGGGGTGGTGTTGACTTCTTCGTCTCTACGAACAGTCCTCGCAAGTTTCCATTCCCCGACAGCGTGGAGTAGCAACCAACAATGAAGAAGCCCCCTGCCTATTCGGTGGGGGGCTCTTCTTTTGTCTTCTCTACCAGTTCCAACGGGATCACCCTGTTGGCTTTCTTCTGGCACTTGTGCACTGGCGGAGTTGATAGTGAGAGATTCGTACTCATGGCAACCTTGCACGATGGACATTCATATCTGTAACTCATTATTGATTACCTTCCATGGTTTCCATATTGCCAAAAATGATACAACATCTTTACGATCCCACAAAGGAGTGGATGCTAACTGCACCACAGGCTCTGGGAACTCCTTCATCTGACGCAGTGAGTGAATGCGTTGCTTGCTGACACCGAGCACCTCAGCAACCTCTGAGGTTCCTAAGATGTCTTCAACGGGTATGCACCTACCCATGGCTAGGGGCGAGTCTTCTTCCACTCCGCCATACCTGATTCTGTGTAGCGGTCACGGAGTGGTTTGCGTGTCTCCCAGTTGATGCAACCTCTGCCCCAGTTCTTTGAACTACGCCATCCGATTGCTGGTCGGAAGAAAGGCTTGTTGTTCAACTTGTCATCAAGTGTTCTGAACACATTCTTGGTCTGGAATCCGAAGAATGAGATCCTGTTGGCAACGATGATTTGCTCTTCTTTGGTGGCATCTTTAGGACTCTTTGAGAACTGCCTACCACCAAAGCCTTGCCACGCACTCTGAGCGATGCCGAGACCGCCTGCGTAGTAGCCACCGTCATTCCACTTGTGGTTGGTCTCACACCACGAGACTGCTTCCCAGAAACGAACTGATCCTGCTTTGCGTGTCTTTAGTTGCGCCCGTAGTTCAGGATGCATCGTGTTGATGCTTGTGCTGTGCACAGGCGTAGCCACAGTGGTTGTAGTCGTCACCTCCACTCCTTGTGCCGATGCTCCATGCATCCCTAATGGAAATGAAAGTGTGGCGACTAAGCCAATGCGTGCTAACAGCAAGGTGTACTCCTCTGTAGGCGGATAAAGCACGAAGCCCACACCAAGAGAGACACGGGTGTCTCAGGGGGTAAATCCTTGGTATGGGCTTCTGTATCCAGTTTACAGGGTGGTTATCCCATCATGTCATACCTAACTGATGACAAATCTCCTACGGGCTCATTCATGTACGGAATAACATTCATATTCAACTTCACATTCTTCAAACTTTCAATGTGAGCCTCTGTACACAGATCACACCGACAACCCTGTCGGTACCTAACCCATGAGCCATGAGCCTTCAGAAGGGACTGCTTGCCGTCCTTAATGGGCTGGCGGTCTTTGGGTGTGAGTCCTCCCCACATGCCCCATTTCTCGTTTAAACCGTCTTTTAGGCACTTCTCCCACAAGGGACAGCAACGACATATCTCCCTCGCTATGGAGTAGTACTGCTCTGGTGCATCCGCCTCCATGGGTGGGAACCAAAACTCGTTGTTCCTCTTGTGGCATAGAGCCTTTAGGCGCCATTCTTCTTCCATACAGTCTCCAATTAATAAATCAGTGTGTCTTTGACACACCTAGCAGATAAGGTGCAAACCATGACAACCAACACAAATACCCAGTCCCTATCCACCCTCGTTAACGAACGCATTCGTCTCAAGGCTGAACTTGACACGCTCACAGAGCGCCTCAAGGATCTTGATGCAGTGGTCATTAGCGAACTCAACCAAGCAGGTCTCACTAAGGCTGAGACAGAACTCGGCAAGGTCAACCTCATCCAGAGCAACACAGTTGTTTGGAACGAGGATGTCTTGAAGGAACTTCTCAAGCCTGCTCAGTGGAAGCGAATCATCGTTGAGAAGATTGACAAGTCTCGTTTGGACGCCGAACTCATGGTCGGTCGTATTGATGAGAGCCTTGTAGAAGTCGCTCGGTCGGTCAAACAATCTAAGCCCTTCTTGCGCTGACATCAGAAGTCGGGGTTAGCCTGACCGCAGTCACATGCCCAGCCGTTGAGGCAGTACTCGCATTGTGGCTCGGTCAGGTCATCCTGACGGACTACACAGTCCCATCCACAACCGTCATAGCCAGCAATGTCCATCCAATGGTCTTCCTTCTCAGGAGTCCATGAGATGCGAGCGATCTTCAAAAGCATCATCATGACAGCAACATCGTGTGCACGAAGATCAAGACCCTTGCGAGCCTTCATGGTTCGGTCAAGGTATGTCTGCCAAAACTCCGCTGTGGTGCTGAAGTCGTCTACTGGATCTCCGTAGTCGTTGTTGCGAGCGCCGTTAATAATTTCAACAGCATCCATCAGAATCTTTGAACGATAATTCTCAGACATCAGAACACCTGATCCATCAATGTGTAAGCGTTCTCCGCTGACCAGTATTGGTTGTACAACTTGATTGCATCGGCAAACTCTACGAGATTAGAAACACGGCGACCTGGGTGTCCAGCATTCCATGGCTGTGTGAATAAGAAAGCCTTGGTGTCGTATGCCTTGTAGTGGGCATACTGGTCGTAGTGGTCATCAATGGCTGCAAACTCATCGCTTGCGATAGACGCTAAGACTGGGGCTTTGTCTCCTGTGAAGTGGAGACTGTCTGGGATGAGTCGGTATCGCTCAAGCCACTGGATGGTTTGGGCATGGGCTGACCATGATCTGTGGGTGATGACATGCAACCGCAGTCCTTGTTCCCGCATTGCTTGCCATCCAACCATGGTTTTAGGTATTGGTGAGCCTTCATTAAAAATCTCTCTTTCAACGGTGAGATGGTCAAGAAGTGTGTAGAAGGCTTCTGCTGAAAGACCCCACTCTTCAAAGAACTCCCAGTTCTTTGGCGCTGGAAGTTCTGTTCCGAAGTAATCAGAAAAATGCTTGGTGACAACACCAGCAAAGTCAAACAACACCCCGTCTACATCAATAGCAACATCTGTAATCACTTGCTGAGAGCCTTTACGATTTCATGAGCCTCATGACGACTGGAGCATGAACATATAAAGTCATAATCCAAAGAACCGAGATTTCGTGAACGAGCAACTACATACCCACCATCAGGCATCCTGACAATGCTGTAGTCAACCTCTACAGGCGCTGGGGATTCTTCTCTCTTGTTCTCGTAGCCATTGGGGAACTTCTCAAGAGACTTCTGGTACTTCAAGTGTTCTTCTAGGCTGTTCTTCTGACGCTGTTCGTAATAGCCTTTTGACAATTTTTCATAATCCATGATGGTGTCCTTCCGATTTGCGTGGAAGTGTACAGGTGTGCTATTAGCCTTGTCAACCTTCTTCAGACATGTCAATGATGTCTGCGTACATGTTGTTGGTAGCAATCTCGTCATAGCCACCATTAGGCAACTGGCGTGCCTGCTCCCCTGCCTTGGCACCGAACAGACGGGAAAGAACACCGCTGGTGCCCTTTGCTTCCATCGTAAAACTCACTGTGTCTCGTGTATCGGAGATGCTCTTTAACTTCTCAATCATGGTGAAGACACGATCCATCTCAACGGAGAGTGTGGTGTCAATACCTTGACCTTCTAGTTCTTCAGCGAACCTTGCGAACATCACACGACCCACTTGCATCTCTACCAAAGCACGCATTGCAGAGTTCAACTGATCCTTTGTGCGGATCTCAATGGGCAAAGAAAACGCACACTCACTATTTTCCTCAAATTGTGGACAACGACTTGCCAAGTAACAATGATTGCACTGCCTCAAAGGGTCTGCGTTGTACTTCAAAATAGACACTTGTTCAGGGTCTACTTCAATAGATTCCCCTTCATTATCAAGGGTTTGTGAGCCCATTGATGTGATGGTGTCAATGCCCATAACAGGGAGCAATGTTCTTTTGCCTTCGTGCCGCTTATTAGGTACCTGTGGAACAATGTTTGTACCCCTCGGTGCCACACTTTGGGGGTTTGGGGTATCCCCTGAAATCATTATGATTTGATTGTCATCAGTGAGTGTGAACTCTTCTTCGTCATCAACATTCATAAGGTCATAGCCCCCAAAGTTTTTAGTTTCCCATGCTCTCCACGATTGGATAGCAAGGTGTGCCACAGCGTTTACTTCATCTTCAAGGACGGCGTTGTAGTCCACACCAAGACGCTGGATGTCGTTGCGGTGTCTCTTGCGTGCGCTCTCTTTTTGTTGTGCGGGGTAGCGGTGCAGTGCGTGCCCATCCCACACCTGAGTCTCTCCGTAGCGCAGTGCGCTAGACCATGAGACGACTACAACGGACTCCCAGTTGATCTTCTCAATGACATCTGGTTTAGAGGTAAGACCAATTAATTGGGTTGACCATCGTGTGGCGATCTGACCAATTCGGTTGATGGTTTTGCCTGTGATGGCACGATCACTGACAGCCACACGACCATACTTCTGACACAGCCATTGGAGACGCTCTAAGTCATCAGGGTCATTCCAGATAGGTACATATTTTTCACCCATCCATGCGCCATCGTAATCGGGTCGTCCAATCACATAGGTCAAACTATCAATGTGCTCACGCACAAATGAATCATAGCGAGCCAAGTCTTCATCATTCTCTGAGACATACAGGATGATGTCGTTCCCCTGATACACCGTTGCAAGATCAAGCAGTTTCTTCTTAGGAACAGCGTAGTGGGTTAAGTTGATACCAAATCTGGTAACACCTGCGCTTAAGAGGATGGAGCGGTAAGAGCCCTTCTCGGCTCCACCAAAAAAGACTTTCAATCGGTTTCCTTGCTCAACACTTGTTTAATTATTGTGTACGCAGAGTTGAGATGCTCTTGCACAAGTTCACTTTGTTCTCGTGAAATCTCATTAGTCTCTGTTGCTTTTTTAAGCAATGACTTAGCAACGATTAAGGCAATACGAACCTGATTAGCAAAAGAGTTTTTAACAGCCACGGCACCTCAGTCCCGATAATGGTTTCGCCACACGGATGGTGCGTGCATGTCTTCAATTTGCTTTTTCTGCACATCGTCCTCGTAAAGGCGGATGATATGCATGCAGGGAGGCTCACCACTGGCTTCTTCTTCCATCCACTCTTCATCGGACATAGGGAGTCCATCATGGGTGTAGCACACGGCTGGACCACAGAAGCCCTTTTTAATGCCGTACTCCATCCACTCATCAAAATCAATGTCAAGGTTGTTCATGTCTGTCATGTCATCAATCCTTCCATGATCGTTCTGCTTTGGCAAGTGCTTGGGCGTCAAGTTCTTGAGAGAGTTCGTCCCATCCTCTGATGGTTCGTCCTTCAACCCATTCAGGTCTAGGGATACTTGGAATTGTGACGAGGAGGGATGCAATTCCTTCGTGAATGACTCTAGTAACGGTGGCTGGATCGCTGTCAACGAACCAGTCAATTCTTCCGTATCCTGCTTGGATACCACGAACACGCTCCAGTTTGGCATCGGGAGATATTTCATAAGTTAGGTCAATCGCTCCTGCCTTGTAGCCCTCTTTTTTGAGCCATTCCATTAGTATAGGTGTTTTATTGTCTTCAATTCCGTGTGCAAGCACACAGATGCGTCCTTCGTACTTTGAGAACATCATGTTCCAAAGTTGTCGTCCCTCACGGGTGGGCTGTCTTGCTCCTAGTTCATCACCTGGGTGTGCAAGAACATCAAAGCCAAAGACAATCACTTGCCGTAAAGACCCATCTCTTTGCGCTCTTGGTGAGCAACCCATGCACCTACTGGGCAATACATACAGATGTACTGACGATGTTCTGGCGGTACACCAGTCTTGCGTCCGATGGTCTTGGATTCATCACACCAGTCAGGGCAACCACCTTCTGGACGATTGTGCTGGTTAAAGCACTTGAGAGCCTGAACCTTTAGGTCGTCTCGTGTCTCACGGATGTAGACATCTTGTTCTGCTAATTCACCTTTGAGCGCCGTTTCAACATCCAGTTTGCTGGCTGTATCTGGGTCAACACGGTAGATAAGTGCACGGCAGTTGTCAGGATCTTGTACCTGACCATTGTGCCTATTACAAAGTTCAATTAGTTCTTGGTCGTACTCAGCAGGTCCGTCATAGGGACGCATCTTGTACATAACGCCGTGTGTCTTACAAATAAGAATACGGTCAAAACCTGTCTCTGCCATTTGGTACTCCTTAGATAGTTTCTAAGAAGCCTAGCACATGTTTATGTAGGTTAGACGATAGGTGAATTGTCTGCACGAACAGACTCATCATTGTGGATGATGTGTGCCATGTTTCGTGCATTGACAGGAGCATCTGGTCCGTGGAATGTACCGTAGTGAAGGTTGCGCTTGTAAACAGAAGACTTCTGACCGCTTACATGGTGGTCAATCTTGATGTCTTTACTTGGGTGACCATAGGACTCAAGCCAAGGGTACATGTTCGCCATTAGATACCCGAATCAGCCAGTGGGTGACGATCAATGATGCTGTACTGCTCACCTGTTGGGTAGGTAGCCGATACTTCGTGCATGCGCTTTGTTGCATGGGTGGGGTCAACCTCACCACCACGGTCTGGTGTGAGGGACTTGAACTTACCGTCAGTAGCGCCAAGACGCAGGTCACGGTTCATTGATCTAGAGTCATTAACTGCCATAGTGTTCCTTAGGTTAAATCGTTGTGCTTACTATTTTACCAGTTATCAAGGGACAGAATCTAGGGAGTTGTTCTAGATCCTCTGTAGGTTCTGTAGGCATCGTAGATTGCTCTACCACGCTGCATTGTTCGGCTACCCGAAGAACCAGTCGCTGGACCTTCCTCTTCGTCTTCTTTTTTTCTCTTTGACAATTGTTTTTCAGGGTATACCCAACGATGTGGCATGGTAGCCACTTCGCTAGGTGTACTGCCGTAGTCACGGGTGGCTCCAACACTTGGTGATTTCCATACCACGCTCTTGATGGCAGGGGTTTCGGGTTCTTTCCACTTTTTTGGTTGAAACCCTAGACTGGTAGGTGGTTGTATTCCTTGTTGATAACTAGGCATTAGATTGACAAACTTTGCATTGAGTAGCGTGAAGACCCAGAGAACTCATCTGCGATGAAACCATTACGGAACATCACAGGGGCTCCCGAAACCCACGAACGATATGTCGGAAAATTGCGATCAATAGTAAGTGCATCTGCTACGCCCATCTCTTGCTTAAGCATTCCTCTAGACTCTGGAAACAATTGTTGTGGCACCACAGGACGAATCGCCCGAATCTGTTCGGGTGTAGAGATCGCACTCTGTAGAGCCATGTCTACGAGCATCTCTTGTCGTGACTGCCATGGCTTAGAGGGATACTGAGGCATTAATTACCGAGGGTATCCAAACATGCCCTTAACGGCATCGGCTCGTTGATTACGTGCCCATGACTCTGCACTGGCTTCGTCACGGTCATTGGTGCAATCCACGCAGGTATCTCCGTTATCCGAAGGTGTTGGTGTGCCACAGTCCAAGCAACCATGCATCTTTGGACGAGGGATACCACCAGCAGGGGCATCATCACTCATTTGTGGAAACCCTTTGGACAATTCACGACCAAGGCGTGCAACTTGTGCAAAGTTTTCTAGACTAACCATACGGTTGGGGTGATTTGCGGTATTTTCTCCACGAGCCATCTTAGTTTTCTCCTTGACCTTTGCGGTCTTGCATGCGCTCTTCTGCGATACCATATTCTGACGGCTTGTCCAAGCGTGTGTCAAGAGCCTTGCGGGTACGATCCTGTGGACCGTATGCCTCGTCATACCCTGCTTCTTCTGGGTCATAGTTAACGCCCATAAGACCAGCACTGCGCTGTGCAAGCATTTCTTGCTGTGCGATGTACTCGTTACGGCGATTAATCCAAGGTTCTGCAATTTCTTGCATACGGTGATTGTGTGCCATTAGTACTTATCATCCATTGGGTTGATCACTTGGACGCCATGACCTGATTCTTGGTAAGCACGGACTGCTGGGTTAATGGGTGCACCAGAACCTGGCATGAGGTCTTCGTCAGTTGTGTTGTAGCCTTCGTTCTCGTCATCATAAGGGTCTTGCATTTGACTGCGACCTTCAAGACTTGCGTATCCCTCGCTTGCATGAGGCATCTGCATACGGGAGCGTGTTTCCTGCTCACGAGCAAGCATCTCATTGCGCTGGTTGATGTAAGGATCTGCGATCCCCTGCATGCGGTGATTATGTGCCATTAGAAACTCACTTTACTTTCTGAGGGATTGGGAGTGCTACGCCACCAGAAGGTGACTTGGAAGGTGTTTTTGGCTTACGAGATACAGATGAACCACCCTCGTCCTTATAAGGGTTCTCAGTAGACTTACTGATGTTTCCACCCTTATAAGGACGAGGGTATGAACCAGGGAATGGATCACTGCCTCCCCAACTACGAGAGCCTGGTGGGGTATAACCTGAAGGTGGTCTCTGCCCAAAAACATCTTGACCGCTATGTGGTGGTCTGTATTGATCGTTAAAACGGTTTGCCATACAAATATTTTACTTTATTTAGCGCCAGCGTGGAGCCAGTTCCCTTAAGCGACTTAGTTGTTGTGGGCTCATTTGTGCTGGCTGGTCTTTACCTTGCATGCTTGGGATGCCACGAGGACCTACCTTGCCGTCATTGGTGAGGCGTACAGGCTCTGCACCTACTGGCGCAAACTTTAATCCTTTTGCCTGCATTTCAATGGCGGTGTACTTACCAAACTCTTCAGGCCAAAAGTAATCGCCTGTATTGATTCTCTCACCCTTGTGAACGCCACGACTGTACTGTCGTGCGTTCATACGGCTCAGAGTGCCAAGAACCTTGTCTTGACGCCTGTTGGCGTCCATGGTTCCCAAGTAACCATCTGGGTACTGGGTATCTACTGCTGTGCGGTATCCCGACAATAGTGCATCTTTAGCAGAACGAAAGATAGGTGATGGACCAACTGTGGGCTGTGATGCGTTGCCGTATGTGGCGTCTGCGTTACCCCAGTTATTAAATGAAGGTGTTTGCTGGCTCACATTATACCTCCAGCACTAAAACCACCTAAGAATCCACCCTGACCATTACCTGTTGGCTGGACAGGGCGAGCGGCTTGAGCAACGGCTTTCTTTCGTGCATAGCGTTGCTGTGTACGAGACCGAGACCGAGGGTTCTTAGTAGCCATTCTTATAATTGCCTGTGATATCTTCTGTATTTTCCTCAGGCTCATACTTACTGAGGTTTCCGCCTTTGTACGACTCTGGGTTGGCTGTAAAAGATCCCCAGTGTGAACCCGATGGGCTTACAAGGTGCATGTCACCAGTAGATTTGTTTTTATAAAGGCGACCACCCTGGGAAATACCACGCTGTGCAGTTTTTTCCCACTCTGACAAAGGAGCATTTTTAGGTGATCCTTGGTTACGGAATACAGGCTGACCTTGAAACCTTGGCATGGTTAGTACTGCTGTCTCCAGATATCGCCCTTTGGAGCATTTGCTTTGATGTCTGAGTCAATACCACCCATGACACGCTTCATTTCATCTGCTTGCTTTAGATGACGGGCACGGTCCTGTGGGTTTTGAGCATTGTTTGCACGCTCCATGTAAGTGTCATGTGTTGCTTTAGCCGATTCGTAACCCTGACCCAATTCATTACCACGCTTCACTGTTTGTGGGTTGTTTGGCTTTGGAGCAAACTTAGCGGCTGGGTTTGGTCGTGGTGGCTGAAGAGTACCCTTAGATGCGTAGGCATCAAATGGGTGAGGTGCTCTGGGAGTATTACTTGAAGTGTTACTACGGTTTTGGCGCATTCCTCTAAAAATTGGCATTATTCTTCTCCTCCTCGGAGTTCAAGGTCTGACTGTGTCCCCAGATGACCGTATTGCATAAAGCGTGAGACAGCCGTAGAGGGGTGCATACCGTGTTGTTGGATGAAACCACCCATTGCGGTTTCAAACTTCCTACCACGCTTCCCAAAGGCACCTGACATGATCTGTTCAGCATGCTTGGCGGTGGAGTAGTCAGCGCCTGCCATACGACCACGGATGGCTGTACCTGGGCTACGAAGGTTTCCCCATGCACGCTCTTGGCGCTTGGCTTGGCGCTTGGTTAATTCTGGGGATGCAGGAGCAGAACTAGAAAGATTAATTACTCGGCGTCCATCACGCTCTTCGTATGGATCAGTAGACATCGTTACCAGCGTGACCCTTCAGTATTGATGCCAGAAATTGGATCTGGGGCAGGAGGAGGAAATTGACCACTACTAAGGCTGTGACCATTACTATCGGCAGAGCGGGTTGTAATTTTATTGATAGCGTACTGTTTTCCAGCAGATTTAAGTGAATTGCCAAGGGCTGCTCTACCACCAGCGGCGGCGGCTCCTCCGCCAGCGGCGGCACTTCCTCCAGCGGCGGCGGCTCCGCCAGCGGCTGTAGCACCACCTGCGGCGGCGGCTCCTCCGCCAGCAGCAGCGGCACTTCCTCCCAATGCGGCTAAAAATGCAGGCATAACGATCCTTTACTTAATCTGTGGTTTTAATGATATCGCAGAAATGGTTTCGCCGTTTTCACCCACAATGTCATCAAACCCGATAACAAAAGAAAGGTCAATACCACGGGGTGCGACAAACCCACGGGCAATAGCGGCGGCTTTTACAGCCTGATTAACGGCAGACGCACCAATGGCACGCATCTTAGGCAACTGCCCTGCGTTAATGGCACGAGCCATAATTGATCCTACGGACTGCGGGTTGCTTGAACCTGAGACCTTAAGGACATCATCAATAGAGGTAGTCAATTCTTGTGACATATGGGAACTCCTAGTGTAAAGTTTGTTCCCTTATTTTACTGGAAGTTAGCGGTACCTAGTAGGTCAACGAAGTCATCTAACCTCATCACCACATATGACTCTCCAACAGCCTTCTCGCCTTTTCCTGGGCGCTTGACTACTAAAGCAGGGACTGCATTATCTAGACGCTCTGCTTGCTCCACTGTGTCGTTCAACCACTGGCTGAGTTGGAAGGCTTTCTGATTCTTACACTGGATCGCTACTTGACGACCTGTGGACTGGTGCTCAATCCCGTGGATGTCACCCTTGTCCTGACCACCCTCTAAGGCGGCTCGGCGTGCTTTTGTGAATCCCTTACTTATTAAATAGTTTTTAATAAGTGTCTCGTATGAGGTTCCTTTGGCTTTGGCTTTATTACTCATTAGTTCTTTGTAATGAAGCCGTCTAGATACTCATGATAGATCTGTGTGGCATCACCAGCGTGGATGTCCTTGACATGCCCAAAGCCGTCAATCTCTAGAGCCTGAATCAGCCTGCGAAGGAGGGTCATCGCCAACTCTCGCTCAAGCAATGCATTGAACTCACGATCAAAACTTTGCTCGTACTTTTTCTTCCAGTATTTCTTTGCTTTAAACATTGGTTGCTCTTTCTCCCTTGTAAAACTTGTTGTCCTTGTGATGCACCAGCGTGGCGTACCCCTTCATAAGTGGGTTCCAGTTGTCATACATGTACTGCCACCAGGCTTGTCGGTCACTGTCTGACATGTCTTTCCAAACGGCAAAGACTGCGCCAATCTCGGCTTCACTTCCGATTGCCATTAATCCCCTTGGTATCTACCTGGAGGATAAACATCTTTAGGATTTGGTCTACCTGAGTTCATCATATCAACGATGAAATCTACGGACTCTCTTACTTGTTCTGCAAAAGTAGTTTCTGGTTCTTCTGTGTTTTTTGGTTCGTTGCTCATTTATTTAACTTTCTGTCCCATTAAAAGTCCGCATGAAAATACGGCACTCAACATTATGATCTGAATAAGGAAATCACCCATTAGCCAAACGCTCCAATCGTGCTATCTCTGATTCAAGGTGACGAATATGTTTGCGGTAATCAGAAATAACTTGTTCGTCCTCATACACCAAAGTACGAAAATCATTACGAAGTTCTCGGTATTCACCACGATTCTTAAGGTACCCCATGTAGTAACTACAACCAATGGCAATTAAGAATAAAAATGTGGACATATTGCTCCTTGTGTTGGGAGAGATAACTTATCCCCAACATCTGTCTTTGGCAACTACTAATGACCGTAAAAAGTACGAATCTTTTCTTTTAAGCGTTCATTCTCTTCATGTAACTTTTGACAAATCTCATGAAGTTGTTTAATTACTTCTTGTGCCGTCTCTAGATTCTTTTCTTCAGACATCATCCACCCTTGTAGGCAGATGCTGTGACTCGCAGGTAATCGGAACCACGGTCATTGATGACCCAACCACTATCCTTAGGAGATATCAAACGGTTCTTAGCCAAGATCTCTAATGCTTCTTTAGCACGAGATGGCTTGTCAAACTTATTTGGAAACATCTTTAGAACATCAGAGACGGTAGCAACCGTTCCTCTCTTCATTTGGATGTACCGAAGGGCAACATGTGTGCCACCTGCGTATTTAAATCTTGGATTGCTCATGCTGAGTACCTTGCTTGTTTATATTCTTTAGGGGCTAGACCGATACGGCGACTTAGTTCACGACTAAGTACTTGTGCTCCACGCTCACAGCGATCAAACACAGCCTCTGTCAACTTACGAAGTGCTCGTGCACCCAGGTAAGCGTCCTGTGCTTCTAACACAAACTCGTCAATGTCACGGCGAGCCTTAGCAAGAGTAACAGTGTCACCCTTTACCTTCTCAACCGTCTGGTCAATGATTGCTCTTGCCTCAGTAACTTTAAGGATGTGAGCCTTTCGGTCTTCTTCAATCTCTGTCTGGACTAACTCTGATTTGGTGTAAGACACCCACGCCATGAACTCGGTGTACAAGTTCATGAGGTTGCTATCGGTTAATTCGTCTAGGTTCTCTGGAAGAGTCGGAATCGTGTCGTTCGGGCGATCGGGGAGCGGAAACTTCCGAAGAAATGTGCTCAGAGGATTTGGGAGAAGGTCCCCATCCCCTGCCCTGATTACTGTCCGTACTTTGTCTGTTGTCACTACTGTCCTCATTGTTATAACACTGCTTTTTGTATGGGCAACTCTTGCATACCCGATGGGTTTGATCTAACCATGATGGTCGTACTGGTGGTTCATTATCTTCTAACGCACGAACCACGGTATGGCATGAGGCTAGGATGGAGTCAACAATATCAGGCTGATAATGAATTGTAAACTCCTTGACATCTTGGTTTGCTTTCCATTCGTAAAGAATTAATGCCTCATGAATACCAAGACAATGCATGTACAACTGTGTTTGACGAACATGTGATGGAAAAGGTTTTTTAATACTCGCCCAAAGAGCATCAATGTTTATGTCTCCACGAGCGTAGGGTGCAAACAATGCGTAGTCTTCCATACGCACAGTACCAACACCGAGACTCTTAATTTCTAAGACAGCCTTCCCGTGCTTATCACTAATGATTCCATCAGCATGACCAATGATGTGGTGCTCTACATCCTTGATGGGTACCTCTGCCTCTAGCAGAACACCAGCCTGCTTTAACCACTTCTGCCACTTCTCATGGATAAGGTGACCTTCAGCAAAAATGTTTAAACGCTGTAAAGAAAAAGACTCTGATGGTCCTGGGTATCCAGTGATCTTGTACCAAGAGGATCGTGGGCACCAATCCTTTTTACAAATCTCAGAGGGATGTAAATGCAATGAATCACGCTCTTCATTGTTCTTGGCATTCTGCTCCAACAAGAGCCGCTCAACGGGCGCTAAGAGCCTGTGAGGGCTGTTTAAGAGCCTCTTCATGTCTTCTGTCTTGAGTGTCATTCTGCACCTGTCATTTCAATAAAGTCATCTTCAGCAAGAACCACATACCTACGACCTGCAAGGTCAAACTGAAGTACGGGCATACGATCTTCCACAATCGCTCGCTCAACCAACTCACGAAGGTCAACCTCTTTTAAGGTGATGGACTTCTTGTTAGTAGTGAACTTGTTTTCAAATAAAAACTCTGCTGAACGCACATCATTTTTGCGTAGCCAGAAAGAACCTGAGCCAGCATTACGGCTTCCCTTGTAAGTGTCAGCAGTTCTCTGCTCCTGCTTACGAGAAGTCTTCATGATCTGACGCTTCTCTTCAAGGTTCACAGTTCAATACCGTGCTTCTCAAAGACATCCTTGCGAAGACTTGCTTGCATGTCAAGGTCTTCACGGACACCAGCAAGTGCCTTGTCTTTACCTTGCCAACGCTCTCCACCGTATGAGTAGAACGCACCTGCACGCTCAATGATGTTGGATGCAATGCCGATGTTTACCATGTCCTTGATGACATCAAAGTCGCCAAACTCAAAGTTAGTTGCGTCTGCAAAGTAGAAGTCAACAATGGCTGACTGCTGTGGGCGGTGTGTCTTGTTCTTGATGGTACGACCCTTGACTGACTGACCAACGGTTTCGTCTTTCTCCTTGAGCCATTCATCACGCTTGACTTCAACACGACAGAAGTAGTGAAAGTTCTTTGCTTTACCACCTGGTGTGGTGCGGTTGTCTCCCCACATAACGCCGATCTTCTCACGCCACTGGTTAATAATGAGACCAGTGCAACCACGGTCGTCTTCAATCAATGAACGCTTCTGTGACTTAGAAGACTTGCGGAAGAATTTGCCAGTAAGGCGAGCACCAAGACCAACGGTGAACTCTTCCATCATCTTCTCTGCTTCTGCGTCTGGAACAAGCGCAGGCAAAGAGTCAATAACAATCATGTCAACTGCACGGTTGTCCAGCGCACGGATAGCAAGGTCATACACCTGCTCCATGATGTTGTTCTCTACAATCCAGAGGCGATCAAGGTCTACGCCAATTGCCTTTGCATACTCAGGAACAAAGTCCTCAGCCGCAATCCACATGGCGCAAAACTCTGGGTCAAGTGCTTGGTTAGCCGCAATGGTCTTGAATGCCATAGCGGTCTTACCTGATGACTCTTCACCGATGATTTCACTCCACTGGTTAACAGGCCAACCTCCGCCAAGCATTAAGTCGTAGGACAAGACACCAGTGGTGATGCGTGGGATCATCTCACGAACATCAGAACCTCGGACGATACTTCCATCACCGTACTTCTTCTTAACTGATGCGATGATGGATTGAAGTGATTCGTATTCTGACATTTTGTTACCTCGGTAGTGCTTGATCGTACATGCCGTTCCAACCACACTCGTAACAGCGTGGTGCTGGGCTTGCACCGTTAATCATGGTGTTATGACCACGCCCCGTTCTGCTGAAAACATAAATGCTTCCGCAATCTGGGCAGGTCATGTTACCTTCTTTTCGTGTGGCTTCCCCACCTTGCCACATACGAATTGCAGTGCTCATATCAATCTGCTCATTGGCTCCACGGCTTGGGTCAAGTAACTCTTGACGACCACCTTGTTGCACAACATTCTGTTGTTGCTGTTGTGGAGACTGCATCGGAGTAGATGTAGGAATACGCAAAGGAGGAGAAGTGGGGGGAGTTGTAAGTGAACGCTGTGGAGTTGGGTTCTCTCCAGCAAGTTTCTTTGACCACCAATCAGTCATCGTAATCATCTCCTTCAAGATCAAGTAGGTCTGTGTCTTCCAGCATTAAAATAACTTTTTCTGAGTCCAACAGTTTATTCACAAGAGCAACGCCGTGTGAAACAAGTGTTCTATGAAACTCATCTTTAGTTTCTTCAGACAATTCATGGATGTCCTTTAGTTCACAGAACCAATCAGAACATTGAATTATTTCTTCAAGCAACCCCATAGAAGTAAGTAAAGCCCAGCGAGAAATTACCTCGTATGTCTCCGCTTCTTGTACTTCTTCTGAAGGTGTGGAGAAACCAACATCTTCTGCAAAACCTTGACCCATAGAAGGGGAAAGCATCAGATAATACATTCTCCTGTCAATTGCACTCATCCTTTAGCCTCCGCCCAACTATACGCCGTATCTGCTGATACAACGAGTGGTACACCACTAACGATACGACCATGACCCATGGCTTCCATGAACTTGGGGGTTAATTCTTCAATGATGTCGTCTGGTACAGAGACCACAAGTTCGTCATGAACTTGTACAAGTAAATTTGCTCCAGTGTTCCTCAACACCTTTGCGATGTCTACCATGGCTTCTTTACAGATATCAGCCGCAGAACCCTGGACAACAGCATTGACAGCCTGTCTCTCAGCCCGTGACCTTGTGTAGTCATTGTTGTCATTAAGATCAGGCAATCGCCTACGGCGACCAGCAATGGTGGAAACAAAACCTTTCCTTCTTCCTGTTTCAATCACACGGTGTTTCCATTCGGTAAGACCTGCGAACTGCTTGTAGTACTGGTCAATCATTTCACGAGCATCATCTACAGAGATGCCTGTGGTGTTTGCCAACTTATGTGGTCCACCACCGTATGCAGTGAGGAAGTTAACTCCCTTACCAATCTGTCGTTCTTCATTAGTCACTTCTTCAAGTGGCTTCTTAAACAACAATGCGGCTGCTCCTGCGTGAATGTCCTCGTTGTTTCTAAAGATTCGTAGCAACTGCTTATCTTGAGAGAACATCGCCATAACACGCAATTCAATTTGGTCGTAGTCAGCCACAAGCAACTGATGACCCTCAGGTGCAACGAACAAACTGCGGATGCTGGATGAGCGTGGAATGTTTTGAAGGTTTGGGTTACTAGAGGACAGACGACCCGTTGCTGTTCGGTGCAGGTGAAATGATGGGTGCAACTTACTGTTGTTTAACTTAGGGATAAGACCATCAACATATGTTGATTTAAGTTTCTGTGTTTCAGAGTATTCCAAGAGAAGTGGGATCACTGGATGTTCATGCTTCAACTTCTGGAGTGACTCTTCATCAACAGACGGAGCACCCTTGGCTGTCTTCTTCACAGGCTTTAACGCCAGACCACCTTCACGCTTCTTGTTGAATAAGAGAGCCTGCTTGTGTGGATTAGAGTCAGGATTGAACCCAACAAAAGAATGCTCACTGATAGCAAGAATTACATCACGCAACTTGGTATCTAACTCTTTACCTAAACGCTTGAGTGCACGACTATCCACCAGGATTCCGTTGTCTTCCATTTCCATCAGAACACGGACAACTTCAACATCCAGTTTGAATGCCTTCTCCAACTCCTCATTAGCACTAATGAGTCTCCACATGCGTGTGTAAAGAGACCATGTCCAACGAGCGTCAAGGTGTACATAGCGTGCCGCTTTATCAAATGGAACACGCTCAATGATTGCGCCCAACTTCCCTTCACGACCATGCGAATGTGTACGGAAGTTGTTGAGCACTACCTGCTCCATGGAGTAACTCATGAGGTTCTCATCAAGGATGTGTTGCATTAAGATGGTGTCAAAGAAAGGTCCCGCTGGAATCTCTCCGTAGTACTTACCAATAGAGCGAGCATCAAACTTGACATTGTGTCCAATCTTGACAGCGTCACTAAAGAACAATGGTCGCAATACCTCAAGCACCTCAGAACGATCTAACTGCTCTGGTGGTTCAGACATCACAGCAGGAATCACATACTTGGCTTTAGCCATGGATTCCTCACCGTTCTTTAACTTCTTTCGGTAACCCTCAGGAGGTGTTGTAGAACCATCACCTACTTCTTCTGGTACCAAAGTGATACCAACACGGTGACCCATTGGGATAGCCCAAGAATGACCGTAGGTAGCAAGAGAGATCCAGAACACTTCATTACGAAGTGGGTCAAGAGCAAGTTCACTGCGGTATTTAGCCTCAATGTTTTCCTTAGCCTTACGAGCAATCTCTGGGCTAGGACTCTTCAACTTGGAAAGATGTGTCTTCCAATCTGATTCAACAAACTCTAAGAGGTCGGGATGCCGTTCCAAGTTCCCACGGGTCTCCACATCAAATGCAAAGGCTCCGTGGGCTTGGATAACGGCTACGGCTTCCCTAACTTCATCAAGCGTTGTTACAACGCCGTAAGACATCAGTCGTCTGTCTGAATCTCAAGTGCAACTTCAGCGAGTGTCTTACGAGATGGTGTACGGATGATCTCATCGGTATACGCAGTGCCACTGAAATGCTTGAGTGCTTCACTAGTCAATGCCTCAATACCCCATTCATCAAGGTCGCCCTCACGAACCATCTGATGGTTGGTAGCAGTGGTTGCTCCCTTACCTGAACGAGATACTGTCCAGTAGTGCTTAGGAAGAGGTCCCATTGCTGGGTGGTCGTTGAAGTTTTTCAACTGGTCAATGACTCGTGCACCAACTTCGTATGAACGAAGCACTGGCTCTTCCCCTGCTGTCAAGAGAATGACATTGAAGTTAAAGCGCCATGACGGACGATTACCTGCTTCACAAAGTGGGCAAGAAGTGCCAGACTCCATGTCAGCAATACAAGTAAAAGACATTTGACCCTTGCGCTCTACCCAGTGCTGGCGGTAGCGAGCGTATGGTGCGTCCTCAATGAACTTGATGATCTGAATGTCCTCTGTTACCTTAAGACGCTTTGCAAAATCATCGCTACTCGTTGGTGTTGAACGGTCGGTGCTTCCCCAACCACTACGAACGACTTTGCGTGCAGGTGCGTCATCTTCTACAAGGCTTGGTGCCTTGCGTGTAAGACCTGTTGGTGCGGTTGACTTAGAAGGTTCAGAGAACTCTGTCTCGTCATCCTCAAACTCGTTATCCCATCTTCCCATGTTGTTTGCTCCTTACTTGGGCCAATTGGCTTTTGTGTGATTAATGAAAGATACCCAATTGTTGGCGTCTTGCCAACTAGGGTTTCTCTCCCCCATGAGATTACTTAGTGTCAGTGCTTCTAACAACACTTCCACCTGCTCACGGGAGTAGAGACGATACCCCTTACGGTCGGTGTTTAACAACTCCGCACCACTTGCTTTTGAGGTTCGGTATGTGGGAGCAGGAATCCACCCTTTACTCTCCCATTTACGAAGTGTAACCGCAGAGCGACCAAGTATCTTGGCAACTGAACCTATGGTATACAACTCACGAGGTGTTCCCCCGATGGTGGCAATACGCTTTGAGACACCTTTAAAAGGGTCATCAAAGTCTTTTTGTTTATTACCACTATCGGTACGGTTTTTTGGCTTGGTCTTACCTGGGTAATCAGGAAGTTCTCCAAACAAATCAAGAACATCTCTCATGCTTTAAAAGCCCAAGATTCTTTCTCAATGTAAAAAGACATGATGGTCTCTTCAAGTTCTTTGTCATTCCATGCCAGACCAAGGATCTTGTCTTCATCAAGAACTTCAAGCACCATCTTCACATCATCCCAGCGACCCGTCTCACGAGCCCACACTTCTGCTGACTGTGTATCAAATGAACGAGACACACGCTTCTCACGCTTAAGGACCAAATCACCTACTGTCAACCAAAGATGTCCTTTATCATCTGGATCACCGAAAGATTCAACAGCAACTGACAGTTCTTTCTTCATGTCATTAGTGCGCTTTTCAATGACAGCAAGTGTCTCCTTAGAACGCTTGTACTCTTCAGCCAACCGTTCAAGATAGGCGGTATCTGGCTGTGCTTGCTCTTGTTCCCGTTTTACAACCCTCATATTAAACCTCTGTGTTCTTTAAAAAATCGGACAATGTTCCAAGTGATAATTCAAACTTACCCTGTTGGTCATACCCCTTGTCAAGGAAGGCTGAGTTAATGCCACGCTTTTGCTGAAGCATTTCATACTGCCTTTCCTCAATGGAGCCCTTCATTACGAACGATGTAATTGTGACATGGGGGTGTGTTGAAGATAATCGGATAATACGGGCGTCTCTTTGGTCCAGTTTTCCAGCCGACCAAGGGAGATCATAAGAGATGAGGTAATTGGCTTGTGGTAAGTCCACGCCATAACCTCCCGCATCAGATGATAGAAAGAGCCGAACATTAGGATCGGTCTGGAACCGTTGCTTGGAACGGTCTCTATCGCTCGCATCCATACCACCCATGAAGAGTACGCTGTCCGTAAGTCCTTTAGTTGCTTCCTGGATAAGCCGTAGGTTCTTCTTAAAGAACGAGAATAGAACCACTTTGTTATTTGGGTCTTCATTTAATACATCCTCAATGTAGGTAATAACTGCGTCTAGTTTGGGTGTCTTAGTGGTCGTGGGAAGCCATCCTGCTTTGATGACAGTTGAAGCATATTGACTGCCTGAACTATTTTGCGATGGGTCTTCATACGCTTTTGCTGACTCCACCACCAGTGAAGGGTTATCGCAGAGCATGCGGAGAACAGTAAGCCTAGACATAATTTGACCTTGGGCGTCACTTCCGCCACCTCCGTTATAGTGAGACCACAGGTCAAATCCACGACCGTTTGTGGTGATTGCTTTACTGATTTCGTTTTGAAGGTCTTTACTGATCTTCTCATATGCTGACGCACCTGCCCTATCAAAAGGAACTGGCACAACTTGGTTGATGACCTTTGGCAATTGGTCTTGGATGTCTTCACGAGTCTTACGAATCATTGATTCAGCAAGGGACTCATTAAGAGAACTAAGATTACGATAACGAACAGGTGCACCGAAGTGGTTACGCACGATGAAGGTGCGGTCAAATACATCAAAGCGACCGAGTACTGATGGATCAACAAACTCCATAATAGAGAATAATTCTTCTGGTCTGTTCTCAATAGGTTGACCAGTCAACGCAAAACGGTACTGGAACTTCTTGCCCAACTTCTTTAACATCTTGGAACGCTTTGCACGAGGTGACTTAATGATAGTTGCCTCATCAATGACGATGGCATTAGCACCTAGATGTGTTAAATAGTTTTGATCGTTCAAAAGAGTCTCTGGGTTAACGATGACATACTTACAACGCAACGCTGTGCGCCAAAGAACTTCACGCTGCTTTGGTGAACCATCAATGACGATTGCTGTGGAGTCAGTGAACTTCTTAATCTCAGAAAGCCACTGGTACTTCAAACTGCTGGGCACAACAACAAGGCAACGGTCTACTTCATTAGTATCAAACAGTTCTTCTGTAGCAGATAGGGTCGTCACTGTCTTACCAGCGCCCATGACCATGGCAAGGAGCATCTGACCCTTGTCGGACATCTTGTGACTTGCTTCTTCTTGGAAGGGGTAAAGAGTTCCTTTAAACATTAAAGCCACCAAGGAATAACTGATGCACCAGTAATTGCTTTTTCAATTTCTGTGTCAGACATTTCTCCAATGTCCTTTGCACCTGTGTGTGAATACTTGAGCCAGTATACGCCACCCTTTAGGAGTGGCATGTCTTTGAATATCTTTTTTGCACTAGCAATACCTGCTTCATCGTTGTCCATAGCCACGATGACTTTGTCAGCCACGCTATACACAAGTTGTAATTGCTTCTTAGTTATTTGGGCTCCAAAGGTTCCAAGACACTGCATTCCGTCAAACGAGGATGCAAACCGCACAACATCAAGAGGTGACTCCACGAGTATGGCTGTCTGTGACTTGAATCGTTCAATACCGAACAAGGTGTCACCTTTCTTAACCCCAGTGGGGTGGTTGTACACATAGTCGGTTCCTTTTTCTTGCCAGCCAAGAAGTTCTCCTTCCGAAGAGACGATAGGGATAATCCAGGAACGCTTGTCTGCATTCCAACGGATTCCGTAAGCACGAGCCGCTTCTGAAGTAATGCCACGACTAGCAAGACGCTTTTGTGGAACCTCCTCATAGTGCAAGTACATCTGATGATCAACCTCTGGGCGCCGTTCCCACTCAGGCATCTGAAGGCGCTCAACATTGTTGTTCATAATCATTTCAGTAACGGCAAGGTCTTCCTTACCAGTTAGTTCCATAACAAGTCCTTGAAGTGTTCCACGAGCACCACATGAGTAACAGATCCATAGACCTGTCTCTGAGTTCATAGACCACGAGGGAGAGTTGTCCTCTTTGCCTGTGCGTGACAAGTGCACTGGGCATCGTGCAGAAATTTCTTGCCCAGACCTGCGTACATCTACTCCGATGGACAACAGGAAATCTCCGAGGTCAGTAGTACCAGCCATCATTATCGCTTGTCTCCTCTCCGTCTTCTCCCACTTCAGTGAAGTCCATGTTTTCCCAGTCCCACTTGATTCGCACTTCACCCTTAGGTGCGGCTCGTGCAATCACCACTCGGATGATTGACTGGTTGTCAATGTCTGGGTCTGATTCAACACCAAGCACTAGGTCAGAGTCTTGTGCAAAAGATGATGAGTAACCAATGGAGTCTGCTGAAATCTGTCGTGACTTCTTGTTGTTCAACTTAGAAGACAGCACCTGTGTAGTTCCAAGAATGGGGACATCAAACCTCTGTGCAAGACGCTTAAGACCTCTGGTGATATTCGTCAACGCTTGTGGGCTGTTCTTTGGCTCACCATTCTCATCATCCATCATGTATACACCGTCAACGACAACAAGACCAGGTCGGTACTGCTGAATCTTTCCAGCAAGTGCGCTAATGGTTGTCAATGATGCGGTGTCCTCTGTGAAGATGAATGGGTGCATGTTCTTACGAACCTTGATGGTCTTTTCAATCTTTTCAAGTTCACCCATGCTTAAATCTCCACGCATGATGCGTGTGTGAGATACACCAGAGACGATGGCGTCATAGCGTGCTTCTTGTTCTTCAATACTCATTTCAAACGAAACAAACAGTGGAGTGATTCCATGCTGGTGAGCAGTGTTAGCCATGATGAGTGTCATCAAGGACTTACCTTTCTTTGCCTCACCTACAAAGGTAATCAACTGTTGGGGTCGGAACCCTGCGGTGATTCTGTCAAGACCTGCAAAACCTGTTGGAATACCACGCAGAGAGTTAGGCGTTTCACGCATCTCTTTGTAGCGATCAATGCGTTGCTCCCAGTTTTGAATAATGTCAACATCACGAAGGTGTGCAACTTCAAGAGACGCTTTTTGCAATCCCTCTGAAAGAATCTTTGCCGCTTCGTCTGTGTCGTGCTCATTGAGAGATGGTGTAGCCGCAGTGACTGCAAGTACCAAATGCTTGTGCTTGTACGCCAAGAACAGTTCATCAACTAAGCGAGCAAATGGTTCTGCTTCTGCGTTGAGTAATTGCAAATCAGCAAACTGTTGCTTGACTACTCGTGGTGTTGGTACAACACTGTACTCACGCCAGTAGCCGAGAAGCCACATGTACACAGTAGAGAGTTCGGAATTAAAGTGATCTGGACGAATGCCAGCATCAATTGATTCTGCAACACTGCCTGTCTGAATGATTTTGCTAATGAGCAGATGTTCGCTACTAGCCATTACGGGGCCCATGCCTTTTCCGTGCTCACTACCGTAGCCCGTGGACCTAGTACTTGAGCAACATGTTCGTTGGAGGTGTAGATGATACGGACAGCACGACTGAATCGCAAGTCGTATTCCAACAATTCTGGAGATTCGTAGTAATACACAGGGCAATTAATTCCTTTGCGTACTAACCAACTATCAATAGCATCAACCGCATCGGGATGGATGAATGTGTAAATATCTGTTCCGATACCTAAACGATTTACACTGTCGGATAATGCTTTAAGTGGAAGAGTGTGTGGCTCCCACATACGCAATACTGCATCCCAATTATTACGGCGTCTTTGAATTGTTTCCAGCATTGCTTTAGCACCTTCTGGTGGTGATGCTAAAAACCCATCAAAGATTACGCCTTGACCTGTGGGTGCATAACTGGTGATGTCATTACCCTGCATTGTGTTCAATCCATTGCCCAATGCGATTGTCACCGCTCTTGATTGGAGCAATGTAACAAGACGAGGTAACGATTGATGCAACGCTTGCGCTGTACATGGACTCAAGCATCTGTGGCTTCAATGTGCTCGTAACAATTGTCGTTAACTTTTCGTGATAACGAGTTTCTAAAAGAGAAATGATTGTGCGCTTAGTAAAATCTGTTGGTCGTTCAGAACCAAGAGAGTCAATGACCACGATGTCAAGAACATCTTGCAAATACTTCATGGTGTTTGGATCTTCATAACCTTCTGGAAGATCATCGCCAAACTTGATTTCGTTGTAAGCCATTTGGATGTACTTGTCAGCGGTGATGAACATTCCGCAAAGTTTGTTGTTGTGAACCACACGCTTCAGGATTGCTTGAGCGAGGTGTGTCTTTCCTGAACCAGTGGTTCCGCATATGTAGAGCCCTTGTCCCTTTTCAACCTGCTCAGGAGCCGTCTCAACCCAGTTAGAGATGAGATCCCATGTAGGTCTGTCCTTCTCTGAAATCTTGAATGTGTCAAGTGTGTCCATGCGGTAACGCTTTGGAATCAGGGTGTTGCGAAGACGCTCGTCTTCTGGACGGTTACGCCAGTATTTCTGGCTACGAAGTTCACGCACTAGTTGCCTCCAAGTCGGTTGTCAGTCTGAAGGTCATCATAACTATCGGGCTCCTGATTGCTGGTTGCTGTTGCCTGTGAGGCGAGGGAGTCAAGGTTAGCCAAGAAGGCACGCCATGGAGCAATACCTACGGCAAGTGGTTTGCGTTGCATTTCTAAAACAAAAGTTGTCATCATCCCACGGATTTGATCTGGGGTAAACCCAGCACCTTGGAGTTTCTTCAAACCGACAATCATGGCTTTGGCATTCACTGGTGAATTAAGTTTACCCCAAGCGTCTTTTGGAAGTAATTCCGAGAAGTGAATGACCAATCCCATGAGAGTGTCTTTCCGAGCGGACTTCTTCTTGGCTGGTGCCTTCTTGTCGTCTGGGTCTTCTCCCCAGGACTTGCCCCAATCATCCGACATGGCTTGCCTCCAGATCGTCATAGTCCGATTTTGGTCTCTTGTTATGGGTACTCTTATTTTTACTCTTGTTATTAGTTCTTATTTGGGTGTCACTGGTGACACTAGGGGTAGTGTCACGGGAGTCACCACTAGTGGTGTCACTGGTGTCACTACCTAGTGTCACGGCTGACACTACCTCTGGGTTATTAAAGTTGATGATAAATGCGTTGGACAGGTTGTGTCCCTTGGTTCCACGATGCTGGCGGATCAATACTCCAGCAGACTCAAGTCGCTTAACGGCACGGATAACCGTTCGGCGGTCAACACCCACCTGCTCTGCGATGTACTTGTAGGAAGTCGTAGTGGTCTGGGTATCTGGCTTCATGTAAACCAGCAATTCCAGTAGGACTGACTTGGCTACAGAGTCCCCATTGAGATACGGCAAAACCCAGCGTGGAAAGGCTAAGAAGGGTCCTCCAAATTTTGTACTCATCTCGTACTCCTTGTTGGTTGCTACGGGGTAGTGATGATACACTCTTTTTCCAACACTTGGACATACCCTGTGTTGGTTGCTCAGACGAAGGGCTGGGGCGCTTAACTGTGTCCCAGTCCTTAGTCGTTTATAGGGTAAAATGGTGCTATGGCTACAAAGAAAAAAGAAGTTTGGGATACACCAGACCCTTCCAAAAAAGACAAGAAGTTGACTCCTGAACAGAAGTCAGATGCAAAGGCTCGTGCTAAAAAAGCAGGTCGCCCTTATCCAAATCTTGTGGACAACATGGCTGTGTCCAAAAAGGGTAAGAAGTAATGGCTCCGTCCAAGTCAAGTGCACCTAAAAAGTCTGCTCAGTATTACAACGATAATCCTGAAGCAAAGGCTAAGAAGGGCGCTTACGATAAAGAGTTCAACAAGAAGCCAGAGCAGAAAGAAAAGCGTGCTGAACTTGTCCAAGAACGCAGAGACCGTGGTGTCTATGGCAAGGGTGGCAAAGATATGTCCCACACCAAAGACGGTAAAATTGTTGCTGAATCCCCATCCACTAACCGTGGTCGTAACCGAGGAAAGAAATAATGGCTAGTAAGAAAGACCCCCGTTTAGAGCGTGCTGGCGTCTCTGGTTTCAATAAGCCAAAGGCAACACCAGACCACCCAACTAAGTCTCATATTGTTGTTGCCAAAGAAGGCGACCAGATTAAGACCATTCGTTTTGGTCAACAAGGTGTGTCTGGTTCGCCCGATGGTTCTGCACGCAATGAATCTTTCAAGGCTCGTCATGCAAAGAATATTGCTAAGGGCAAGATGAGTGCTGCCTATTGGGCAAACAAGGAGAAGTGGTGAGCGCATTAACTAATGACCTTAAGACACTGATGGCTGACGCTGTCACGATGTACTTCGTGGCACACGGTTATCACTGGAATGTTGAAGGACAAGACTTCTCTCAGTACCATGACCTTTTTGCGGATATCTACGAAGATGTCTATAGCAGTATTGACCCTATTGCGGAAAACCTTCGCAAGTTGGATGAGTATGCGCCATTTACCCTCAGCAAGTTTACTGACCTCCGCACCGTTGAGTCAGTAGAGGTTAAGCCTGAGCCTAAGGCAATGGCAAAAGCCTTGCTGAAAGTTAATGACGGTGTCATTGAAACAATCAACAAGGCTTTTAAGTCTGCCGAAAAAGCAGGCGAGCAAGGCATTATGGACTTCCTGGCAAGTCGTGATGACATGCATAAGAAGTGGCGCTGGCAACTTACCGCTTCTACTAAATAGGTTTGTAACGCAAGTCTGCAAGGAACCGCTTGGTGAAGTTTTCTCCAAGCATCACAGACTGCAATACACCATCTTCAATCCAAGTGAGTTGTCCTTGAGTGACATTGAGTGGTTCAACAATTTCTGTTGCCACAACATCCGCTGAGATGATTGACGCATCACCATCTACTGGTTCGTGGTAGAAGATCGCATCAACAATTTCCTGCTTGGTCTTACCAATGTTTTCAACACCTAGTGCTTTAGCCTGACGGCGAAGAACACCAATGTTCATGTTCATCAACTCATCACGAGTAAATGGTGTTCCCTCAGTGGTCTCATCAGGATCATGTGCAACGGGCTTTTCATAGACAATCTCTGGTTCAATGACATCCATGTTCACTGGTTCTGGAGAACCCTCAATAACAATTGGTGTCAATGCCATGGTCAAGTCCTTAATAGGTTTACCAGCATCTGCGCTCATGATTGCCAACTTCTCTGATGCTTCTTCGCTGGACTCATCCCAAAGCAAAAGAACCTCATCACAAACATTAATGATGGTCTTTGTTGGATCATCGTTTGTAACTACCTCAAGGGCAAAGTTAAGTAGACCTTGTGGGGCTTTGTCATCAATGCGTGTTACTGCGCTAAAAGGAACCTTGTGGTCCACCAGGAAGTCATAGACATCACTGACTGCTCCCTGCGGTGCACGGCGTGCGTGGATGACAAAGATTGCGTCTTCGTCACTCTTCAAGATGTCAATGAGACCTTCTTGTACAACTTTGGTATTGGCAGACCCGCTACCGATAATTCCATACTTCATGTGTTGCTCCTACTTGTAAGTTTTACGAGCCGCCAAGTCCCCATGAAGTGTCAGTAGACGCAAGAGACCGTGGCAGGCAGAAGCGATTGTAGCGACTACCAACCCACTTGTCCACGCATCTGGAAGATTTGTGACAAACGCCACACCATAGCCAAGAGCAATCCCAACTAGTACTTTCACCCAAGGCATCGCCTCTTTAGGTGTCAGCGTATTAAGAAACTGCATCAACTTGTAAACAGCAAGACCTGCTAATAGATAATTCACTCAAGTACATCCCAAATAATGTCGTAATCAATACCATTAACCATGTTAACTGGCATAACATTATTTTCAATGATATTCTCGGTTACTTTTTGGGATCGGTAACCATCAAGGGTGTAATACGAAAAGTTTGTGTTAGGGCTGCTTCCCTCTGTGTAAGTGCCCCAATGGTAGTCATATCTACCTGCGTTTGGTGCACCACCTGCTGTGGGTACAAACCCGCCGTTTGTGTTGCTTCCTGTAAAGAACGCCCCACTTGTATTTCGGTATTCAACTAATGGGTTTTGAAGAGTTACAACAGTTGGCGTAGTTGCTGACAATGTAATGTCAAATTTATAAACTGGAATTACATAGTCAGAAGTAACTGTGGAAGTACTTGGGATAGTTGCTTTAATATCTCGTAAACCATTAGTCAAAGAATCATTAAACTCTGGAAAATTGGTCACTGCATTGTTCCATGAATCAAAATACGGAATACTTGTTGGTGGAGTTGTTTCCAAATTCATCATGTCGTGAGCGTATAAAAACCTTGGACTAAAGTTATGGGAACTTTTTGCCGAGTAATAATAAGTTAAATTATTGTTGTATACAAATTCACCACGGGAATAGACCAAAAGAGTGACCGTTCCAGACAAAGGTGGGAGAGTGATTGTTAATATATCATTTGCAGTTGAAACACTTAGTGTACTTGATGGTGCAGAACTAAATTGGGTATACACACCCCAACCATATGATCTTCCACCTTCGTCCAGTTGTGTCCATTTCCTTTGAATGGCACCCGTATCGGCAACAGTTGGGTTGGTAACACCTTGGTTAAAGAATGGGTCAGTAAAAAGATTTACCCTCATTGGGTGTACGCTAAAAGTTGTGAGTCCACTTGAGTAGTTAGTGGTTACACCGCATCCAGTAAGGGCAGTAATGTATGCTTCTACACTGTTCTGCGTTCCTTTATTCCTCTGTAGGTACCCTGCGTTATTTAGTAATGTCCTAAGTTTAGATGTTCCTAAAAAATCTTTAGATATGGGAAGACCTACTTGAGATGCTAATGCGTCAATAGCAGAACTATGTACAACATCTGGGTCATTTACCCGCATCGTGTCATAGATTGTTGTGCGAATTTTGTCAAGTTCCCAGCCAAATAATTCAACATATCGGTACAAGGGACCATCAGCCTCAGCATAATCAGGCGTGTTTAATGCGTACTGCTGATCTAACTCTCGGTAATAGACTGGTATTCTTCTCCATAAGTTTTCTGTAGAATCAAAATTGTATGGAATTTGTACAGACAAATCAGTTGCTTTTTCGTAATACGAATCACCTGCTTCATTGGCGTACTTAATAAATAAAGAGTAGTAACACCAATTACCTTCAACGATATAAGGGTTTGCTTGACTAGAAATATCCTCAATAGTCTCAACATAGTTTTCTGAATTAACAGATATCACAAAAAAACCATCTTCTGGAGTAATAGGTTCTCCAGAACCAGATCCACGGATGAGTAACTCCACAGGATCAAAATCCAAAGTTTCAGGGGCACTTATTAACACTTCTGATAAACGCCACTTGAGTGTTACTTTATTGCGATAATAAACAGCGGCTTCTAAAGTAGATTCACTGTAGGAAACAGGGGTAGGGGGAAAGAACCCATCAGCACGCAAACCGCTGTCATAGACTGTGTCACCACTACCAGGGTTTGAGATATCTTGGATAACTTTTGTTCTGCGTAGTGCTGATCCATTTTCTGTAAGTGTCTTACGAAGGATGAATGATGAAATTGGCATTAATTACTTCCAGTCAATCCACCAACCATTGTGTAGATGATTGCAGGGTTGCTTGATATCAGGTCAGTGAAACATAGTAGTTTTGTTGTATCAGCCTGGATATTTGCAACTGTGCCACCACTAGGGGCATATGTTGTACTCATATTTACGATTGAAACATAATCCACGCCAACAACTGAAAGCGCCGCACGGTAAACCTCACCAATTGTCAGTAACTGATTAAAATAAACATTGTCAAAAGAAAGAAGTTTTCTTACTGCATTGTCTACTTGAGCCCTTACCAAACTCTGTACATAATTCTCTCTTACATTAATTGTAAGGTTTAGGTATACAGGAATAATTTGGATGTATTTATCTAAGGATGCAATGTTTACAGGATTAGTAACTTTAGTTGTTACTCCCAACATAGACCGTGTTGCAAAGTAACTTTCAATAAGTTCCGACATAGAATTTGGGATATCCATTAAAACTTTAGGTATCCCACCATCAAGAACAGGTGCTGGTGGGTAGGAACTTTGGTGGGGTACTGGGTAGATAACTACCGTTGAGTCAACGGTGGTTGCAGTTCCTCCAGTACCACTTCCTGTAGGTGCTGATGAATACCCACTCTTTAAAACAGTGAATGATGTTGCAGTAGGTACTGCGTCAATAACAATGCTTGCAATGTTGTGAGAACTTTGACTAATTCCAGAAAGGGTAACCGTTTGTCCAGCAATAAACTTATGTGCTACAGAAGTGTTAACTGTTAGGTGAGTGGTGTTAACTGTAGATGTGCTAATTGTTTTAGCAGAACTTGGACCAAACTCAGCAGTAACCTTACTTACTCCAGGAATTTGTAAAGACAAGTCTTTATAGTCTTGTAAAGACACAGCACGATCATTTGTTCTGTACAACCTAGTAACATTGTTTTTAATGGAATTAATTGTTTCCATATCTGCACCACCACTAGTAGCGGTTGATGAAGAGATGCTCACATAGTTTGAAGGAACTCCAGATATCTCGGTAATTTTGTTTGCTGGGATATTTCCAGCCGAACCATCTGCTGTTCTGTACGATACAAAAATTTGAGCATTTGTTGTTGGAATAAATCCATTAAACCCATTACCAAACAAGATTTCAGTAAATCCATCGGAAGTAATCCGTGCTGTAAAAACTTTGTCTAGATAGTTAGCGTCCGACAATTGCGTAACATACTGGTATTCAACTAGTGTAGGAATACCACCAGATAGTGGACCTTCCAGTACTTGTACGGTAATGCTATTTGAGTCAACATTCTTTTTTAGCAGTGTGTATTTTTGAGCAGGGTTTCCAGAACTTCTACTAGAAGTTTCTTCATTAAAGATAATGGTTCCTTGCACAATGGGGATAGCACTAGCAGTGGGTGTCCCAGAACTCAACGATCCTGAATCAGCAGATGTATAGAAACTATACATATTATTGTTGTCATCGTAACCAGTTAGCACGGTGTATGCAGGAAGAACATAGGTTGTTGCGCCTGTAGGCAACACATTTAAGGTGATGTTGATTGACCCACGGGCAGCACGAACAGACGAAGGGATGTAATCCATTAAATTAGCAATTGCTATCACTGATTCACGCTGTGTGGCTGTTGCTAAAAATGTTTCTGAAGCAGCACGGTCTACATAGAAATGGAGGATGTCTCCCATGTACGCCCAAAGATCAACAAACACATTGGCAAAATCTGAAGAGTCAATAGAGTTCCACTCAGGGACAGTAGTTGCCGCACGGTTAATTAAATCTTGACGAATAGACAGGTAATCCCTGCTTGTGTAATCAAAAGTAGCCATAATTAAATTTTACTTTCCTCAGTTAAAATAGTGTTTTGTCCAATACTGGCAGTAAATGTAGATGTACCCGTGTCTGCTGTATGGTAGATAACACGAACAACAAGTGTAGAATCTCCGTCTCCAGAGTATTGTATAGGGTTTCCTGTCCTAATTTGTAAGTCTCTAATATCTGCGTTTGATACATAGTCATTAAGAGTATTAATTGCGTCAAGACGGAAGTCAGCAAAAATCAGTTCGTCAAGTGGTTCAAACAAAAGATCACTAATACCTGCACCATACTCTGGTCTATTTACTCTTTCAAAACGGCGAGTAGCCAACACATCTGCAATTCTTTGACGAGCAATAGTATTGTTGTTAGTAGTCGTAACAACTTTTCCTTTGGTCTTTGCTGTTGCCACTTGACCAGAACTAGACTCAAATCTAAAAGGTATTGAAATTGATTTCATAAATATCCCCTAAGAGTAGACATACGATAAAGTTTTTGTTGTGGACCATTTACCATTTTTAAGAATTGGCTCTGGAAGAACGGGTGCGGGACTTGTTTTTTCTGTGGGATTTACTACACCATTATAGTTGGAATCTTTTACAAGTGTTAAATAACTCATAGCAGACCCACGAAACATATCATGCCGAGCGGATTTTACAATCCAGATACCATCCACAATTGAGTCATATTTATCTAGATCAATAGCCATGCCTGGCTCTAAAGTGGGATCTCCAACTACCTCTACCTCTGCGGTATACGGGAACTTTTGGCGAGTTCTTCCTTTAATGATTGCTTTTGCCATATCAATGGAATCAGCATTGTGTGCTATTTCATCAGAAAATATGGATGTAACTTCCTCTCCATAACCTGTGTAAGTGTTCTGGGTTAAAGAAGAAATATTATTTGTACTGGTCAGTGCGTAGATGGTGTCGGGAACTTTGGCAGAAATAGGGTTTACTGCTCCAACTGTGGCAGAAAACTTAATTACCTGTCCTGGCTGTGCTTGAATATTTCCCTTATTACCAGTCATAGCGTAGAGAGGAGTAGACACATAGCGACTAAGGGAGGTATAGGGATCCCAGATATCAATGTGGGTTCCACGCATAACCACATGGTACCCAAGGTAGTTTGCAGCGTCTACTAAAAATTCCCAATCTGATTTACCTGATTGCACTAATCGTGGAAATACATAACGATCATTAGGTACAGCAACCGTGAAATTGTAATTGTCTGCAAGTTCAGTGGCAATTTGTGGCAGTGTCTTTTGATTCCACGCACGGGTTTTACGGCTACGCATAACATATGACGATCCAAAACAATAAATGCGTGTTGTTTGGAATGGGCTTTTGTTTACTAGTCCATCAATGTTTTTTGATTCAGGCTCTAAATAGGCTACATAGCCCATAAAAAACTGTGACCGTGTTTTGGCTACCGTGATATGGATAGCAATAGGGGCATCCACATAAGCACCTAAAAACTTTGTAGGAAGACCAGCAATATCTAAAATTGCAATATTATGCATATTTTCTTGCAACTCAATACTTACTCGTTGTATTGCCGTAATATCAAAAGGTACTCCGTTAATAGCAACTTCAAATTTAAGTTCAAGTGAAGACGAGCCTGTGGTAATCATCGTGGAATACGGATAGCCGTTCCTGGTGGAATTCTGTCAGGAAACTGTACTTGTGGATTTATTTTTGCAATCATCCAATAAAAAATTGGGGCGCCAAGGTATTTAGTAGCCAACAAGTCAAATGATTCATTTTCTCTAGTGATATGTGTAAGGTATCCACCATTAGTTACAGGCATTGGTAGTGATATAACGGCTAATTCGTCATTACGGACTTCAGTAAATACTTTATAGCGAGAAATAGTTTGGATCATGGGACAATCCTTGGTGTAGGTGTTGGTCCCGTTGTTCCAGTAGGTTGTCCATTACGACCAGTTATTTTACGAGAGTAGGTAGAAGGACCCAGCACTTTTGATGTTGGGCTTGCACTTTGTGGCTCAAACCATTGGTCATTATTAAATTGAGTAAATATAAAATCTTTAGAAGTAAGCGCACTACCACCTGATGATTCTGCGCTAATGGTCATACCAACACGCCATGTAACATAGGGCTCATATGGGGTGTTTTGGTAGGTTCCACCACCACCCTCGCCACCAACTCCAGAATACATAGAGTCTACAAAGTCTTCTCCAACAAGCATAATATCAATTTCTTGAGTACCTTGTTCAAAGGTATCTTTACCATCTTCTTCTGTAAGAATTTTACGAGAAGCCTTTAGATTTTCATCAGTAATTGTTGTTGATACAGTTTCTGTAATTTTATACTCAATAAAAAATTGATAAGTAATGTTTCCTAATGTACGCTTTTTTTCAAGATCAAGCAATAAAGGATTTATTGTTAATTTTCTAATTTGTATAAAGGGATTGTTTTTATCTATCTTTTCACCCTTAGTTATTAACCGTGCTTCACAATAGTTAAGACCAATATCAAGTGCTTGTTGAGTAACAGGGTCATTAACTTGTTGTTCCTCTACAAGTTGTGCACTTTGAATCAAGTTGTCATAGATAAATGTATTCTTCTTAGCAAAGCCAAGGTATAGCGCATACATTTGAATAGTTACTTTACATTGTGTAGGTACCATCGTCCTACTGAACTTTTGGAAAATAACATCAACGCTGGTAGCAACACCTTCAACCATAAACAATGATGAGAACATCACACGGAATGGAAGTGGGTTAAGGAATGCTGTGTTTCCTAAGTTATTTTTAAAGATTTTGTCAATATCTGCTTGATCAGGAACTTCATATGGTTCGTATGTTTTTGCAGCCTCTTTGTCTCCACGGTCAATTGCCTCTTGTTTAGCATCATTAATGTCTTTGTTTTGTGCGTTGTATTGAGCCTGAGAATATGAGGTTAGGGTTTGAATAAGATCTTGAGATAAACCTTGACCCGTAATAGAGTCAAGGAGCATGAGGTCTGCTAAAACACCAATCTCTGATACAAGCGCCTGTTGACCATTAGGTAACATCAACCAATCGGTATCTGAATAGTTGTAGTGAGCATTTACTTCGTGTTCACGGTTAAAGAACAACTCAAATGCAAAAGTAGCCGTACCAGGAACAGGCTGTGTTAACTGTACGGGGTCTTGAAGCAATGGGTTCATTGCACCAATGTTCTGTTGCACAGAACGCTGAAGTGCTACAGGATTAAATTGAAAGAATACTCTTCGTGGTTTTGCATTACCTGATAAGTCAACAGCAGGATCAGTAAGAAGGCTACGCATATAACCACGCTGTACAGCATGTGTTCTGCCAGCAGAGTCCATGTATTGCTTTTTAGGATACAAAAATGGAGGGTTATCAATATTGGTGCGAGCGATACCCATAGGTTCTGGAGAACCTGGCATACCAGCAATTCCATAAAATTGGTTTGTAGAGTAAGTGTTGCCTACACCTGCCATCTTTCCAATACCATACTCAGGGTATGCCTCTTTATATGCAGCAAGTGCCTCTGGACTAAATCGCACATTATCAAGACTCATGTTTGCCTCATCATTACTAGTTTAACTTCACTTTCAAGAAGCCTTCCGACTTCCTTAGCAATACGGCGGATGTCGCCATTGGTGTCTTGCCCACCTTGTAGGTAGATGTTAGGTGAAATAACAATTGATCCACTACCGTAGGAACCACCACCTACGCCTCCACTAACGCTCGTGTCTTGGGAGTAGGTATTACCATCACCAAAGTTTCTACTAAGCGCAGTTGGAGACACTGGTTTGTCAATACCCTCAATTCTGCTGAATGCAGAAGTAACTTCTGGGGCTGTAGCCGCTGATGCCCGACCAGCAGCAACACCTCCTAAAGAACCACCCTTTTTGTTTGGACCTTTTGCAACAACATAGTTTTTTCCTTTTGCAGAAGACGACCTAACAGAGCCTTTACCAGATCCTTTAACTGATTTATAGGGGTTGACTCGTGTTGCACCAATTGATTTTAAGTATTTATCTAAAGGAGTACGCATACTTCCTGCGGGCTGAACATGGAATGGTTCGTCTCCTGTTCCCCCACCTTTTGTACCACCATGATCTAGTCCATATGCTGCGGCGTTTGCCCTAATCCACTCGTTGTCTCCCATAACATCTGCTGCAAGGTATTCAGCGTGGTATGACTCTCCTGGAGCAGCCAAGTCATAACCAGAACCTTTTTTCTTGACCCAAACGGTGTCATTCCAAATTCTGTCTGACGAACTAGTTTTTTCAGTTAGATCTGGGCGTTCTTCATAACGGCGGCGGAACTCAGATTCCTGTTCTTGTAAACTTCTAAATCCTTGTCCAATGTACAATTTGTTGTTTGCCAACAACATGTTGCGTAATGGTTCTGCTAACTGTGGTTTAAGTGAAGATAGTTTTCTTTCGTCAGTCGCTGGCAACGAGTCTCTTGGAGTTGATGTAGTTGTTTTTGTAGCAGTAAAGTTTGCTGCGGGACCAGCAGATGGTTTATTACCGTCACCACCACCAGAAAAAATGTTTCTAAACGCATTAATTAAACCAGTACCCACACCTGTTTTATTACCAAAAGTGTCTTTTAAGAAGTTAACTGCTGGGTTTCCAGCGGTACTAATTTTAACTCCAATGATTCCTGATAGTTGGTCTTCAAACATTGCAAGCATTTTGGTAGCACTACGCAAGTTTTTCTCAAAGTCAGCAAAGTTATCTGTTTGACGACCATAAAAGCGTTCTTCACGCTTGATCTTTTCACCAGTTGTTTTTTCGTGTTGGGTAATGTAGTTGCCTTCAATACCCATAGTTTTGCGATCAGATTCTTGTGAAGGGTCATACATCCCTTCTTTACCATTTGTTTTCTTTTGAAACTGTGTGTTTTCCATGGCGTACTGAATAACCATGTCTTGCATGTCTTCAGGAACACCCATAGCCGTAAGTCGTTGACGGGTGTTAGATCCAGGTTGTAGGGCTCCACGAAGAGCCTCTGGGTTAGTCAATCCAGCACGGCGAACAATTCCTTGAATGTTTCCCATGGCGGTGTTTTCTTTACCGCCAATTCCGTACATACCACCGCCACCCATCATGAACATACGGTTAGCAACATCTGGGGAAGACATGCCAGCAATCATCTTTGTAGCACCCTCTGTGCTTAAAGAGAATCCTGTAATAGCACGCATGGCTTCTACGCTGGATGCTTGCTTAGTAGCCGTCAAACCTGTGGTGGCTTGTAGGTTCATCATCTGATTAATGGCATCAGAGCCACCAAGCATGTAATGGCTGGTTAAAGGTTTACGAACACCATTACGGATTTCTGCGTTAGATGCACCATACATCTGTTGATATAGTGCAGTCATTCTGTCCGCTTGGAGAGAGTATTCTGCACCAACACCTATTCGTGCATCGGAGGTGATTCCTGGCATTCGCCCAGCATCTGACAAGAATGGGACTCCGCCTCCGCCTCCGCCTCCGCCTCCGCCTCCGCCTCCGCCTCCGCCTCCGCCTCCACTAGGCATTGGGATCTTTTTAAGCAGTTGAGCCATTTGAGCCATTGAAGGCATAGCAGCAGCAAAGGTACCTGATGTACCTGTTCCCGCACCTGCGGTACCCGCTGTGGCAGATGGAGCAGAAATAGACCCTCTAGAAGATGCCATGGAAGCAGACACACTTCCTGCACTACCCGAAGCAGGGCGTTGTCCTCCAGAAGGGTTAATGGAGTTTAGGTTGCTACCAATTTTTCCTAAAGCAGTATGTGCTTTGGATACCTTGTCAGTAAGGACCTCAACCTTGCGGGTAAGTTTGTCCATGAAACCAAGGACTTGGGCTTCTTGACGAGCATCAATACCAAGTGTGGCACGACCATTACCACCCCTAGAGGGCTGGGCAACACGGTCAATTGGGCTTTCACCACCTTGGTTTTCTGGAGTCATGATAAATCCTTAATTATTTATTACGCCACTTTGCCATGCTGAACCAAAAGGCACGCTGGCGCACTGTCATTGTTTTGAGGTCTTGGAGACCAAAGCCTCTGTACGCAGAGACAATTCTTTCGTATTCCCAATAAATAAGTGTCAGATCAACCGAATAAAAGTGAGACCCAATCTATCACCACTGTTAAATTAGTATCACAATGGGCACACTGAGTCTCCACCTCCTCCATTTGAGGACCTGGTTGTACCGAGGTGATTGCTTTTGTGATCTTTTTACGGTCTGCAATGTTTAACTTTTTAGCCCATGATTCACGAGATTCACGATCCATGGTGTTAATAAGACAACGAGCAATAATGTATGTATTTTGTTCAGCAGCGGTTTTACCCTTTTTAGCCGCATACCTACTATCACCTGATGTTGGGTAATTAAATGAGTAAGTTTCCCCATTTTTAAGAACAACATTAATTGGCTTTGTAAGGTCTACATCTACTTTGTCAACTTTAAAGTCATCAACTAGGTCAATAGTTACATCGTTGCTTTTGCCACATGTTCCGCAGTTGAGTTGCATTTCTCGTGACTTACCATAAGTTGCACGAACAACACCTAAAAACAATAAGTCACGATCACCAATAAGTAATTCATCAATAAGATGCTGGTTACTAGCAATAGACATAGAGCCAATAGTTACAACTGCTTTTTTTAACAATTCGTTTAGATAGTCTCCGTATGACAATTCTTCTTTAGCGTCAAGTGCCGCTAATGATTCCTCGTCTTCTCCAGTAAGTTCACGGACTTGTGCCACAGTTTCCCAGTCATTGGTTTCCGTATTAAGGACACCTTTAAGAAGGGTTACAGTTGTGTCTGGAGAATTGTCAATAGTTGGTGCTGATTCTGCGATTGCGCTATTAGCCGCATTCGCTAGACTGGATAATGATTCTGACATTTAGTTTTCCTTTTAAGTTAAGTTAGATCAGTTAAAGCCCTGGATGTTGTACTTGGCTGCATCTGCTGCATTCCAAGCAAGAACAAATCCTTCATGGTGCACAGTAAGTTCTTGAACCATAATTCCACTGTCTCCAGCAGACAATCCACCAAGACTGAAAACTCCAGGCCAGCAGTTGAACAACTTCATGGCAAGTTTAACCTTACCAGGCTTTTCATCATTGGTTGAGAGGTTTCCTCCACCAGAGTAGGTGTAGGTGTTACTCGTGGTTGGGTGGTCATAGACCTTTACCACGATGTCACAGCGGTAGTCGCCCTGCTCATTAATACCAGTGCTTCCACCAGGGACACCACTCTCCCATGAGTGGATGAATTGTTGCCACTTCCAGAGTTGGTCTCCGTCAGCAAATACGCCACGAACGAATGACACGGCGCTAAAGTCAGACAAACCAACCATCTTATGCGTGTGGGTGTTCATACCACCCTCACGGTAAGACAAGAGGTCATTAGTAACACTAAGACCACTCATGTTGGTGAATCCAATTTTTCCTAAGTCCTTACTAAAGTTAGCAAGTGCTCCAGATGGGGTGATCTGAACTTGAAACTTAAAGTTACGAAGTGGATCAGTGCGTTGTACATTAGCCATTATTTATCTCCTTAGATAGTTTCTGCGGTCGTGTTTGAAGAACCAGCAAACTGGCTTACATTAATAACAATGAATTCGGCAGGTGACTGTAATGCCACACCAACTTCAACATGAAGTTCGCCGTTTTCAATTGTATAAGTTGTGTTGTTGGTTGAATCACAAATGATATAGAACGCTTCTGTTACATTTCGTCCCTTAAGTCCACCAGCACCCCAAAAGTCCGCCAGGAACTTCCAGACACGGTTATTGATGTCTGTCCAGACACGCTCACCGTTTGGCTCAAACAATGCATAGTTAGCAATTGTTTCAACATTGTGCTTGATGTAGTTAAGGGAACGGCGTACTGGAACATACTTTGTGATGTCGGTGCGCTTAAGGGTTCGGGCACCATTAATAATGATTCCACCACCAGGGATGTTCTTCATGGTGTTGACATTGGAATCATAAAGGAGACCAATGCTTGCTTCCGTGAAGTTTGTAGTCAAAGCGTATGCGTTACGGATGTCGTAAGCATAACCAGCAGGTGCTTTAGCCACGGTACGCTCTTGCTCAACACGAGAGAACAATCCAGCAATCGCTCCACCTGGGAAAGTATCACGAAGAGTAGCAGAACCTGAACGAGCAGGATCTGGCATCTTTAGGACTGGGTAATACACAGCGCCATAGGAAGACTTGTTGTATGTATCAGTCAATCCTGTGATTGCGGCACTGGTAAGTAGGGTCTTGCTTGGGTCAATAATGACAAAAGCATTACCACGAGTTTCGGCATATGTTGTCGCCTTATCTACAAGACTCTTAGATGTTTGACCAACCAAGTTAATCAGTAGTGCACCAGGAACTGTGTCCAGTGCGTCAACAGCGGTTGTCCAGTCTGCGTCAACAACAGTACCATTGGTTCCTTCAACATCTCCAGAAGCAGTGGCGTCACCAATCTTGTAGGTAGCCGATCCTGAGGATGGGTTTCCGTAGGTAAGACCTGTCAGTGTGTAATCAACACCTGCGGTTAAACCAGCATCAACCTCAACGACATCGGCGTAAATAGAGTATGTGTTAACAATGTTAAGGATGTATTGTGCTGAGTCAGGATCAAGAGAAACCTCAGTCCAACGCTCTACCTCAACTCCGTTGAAGTATACAAAAAGGTTGAATGTTCGTGGAGCGCCTTTACCAAAAACACCACCACCAACATTAACTGTTTCGGGAATACCATCACGCTGTCCTGGTGTAAGGACAACCTTCAAACCAAGTTCTGTCGTTGTGGTGCTTGATGCAACCCAGTTAGCCCAAGTTCCTGGGCTCTTTGCTTGAACCTTAAACAAAGTCACTACTGAAGAGGAAGCGCCAATTGTTCCAGTAATAGAACCAGACTTAGCGGTCACAGCGGCGGCGTTGTTCTGGGCAGTCGTGGTATGGGCAATGCGGTTGATGTATGCGGAACGACCACCGTTTGCAAAAAATTGGTAGACGGAGTAACCGAGATCAGAAGTGTTAGTCAGGTCACCATAAAGTGCCTTGTACTGATTCCACGAATCAATGCGTGTAGGTCCAATAGGTCCACGAGCGACTGTTCCAAAGAACGCCGCAGGAGTAACCTGTGGTCCTATTGATGCGTTTGTAGTGAATGGGCCTTCTGTAATGTAGACACCAGGGCGGGAGAATGCCATTTTTGCTCCTTAGCAATAGACGGGGTTTACGGGGTACTTATATTTAGACAATTGTTGGGACAGTAGATGTGATTTGATGGAGACCATACATGTCTTGTGAGGGGATCTCAGCAGACATTTGAAGTGTGTAAATCTTTCGGAAAATACGCTTACGGTATCCTGCCTCTGAGTCAAGGAGGTCCGCAGTTGTCCAATCCAAAAGATCTAAACGCCGAATTGTGTCATCCTCTGGGACTGTGATAAAGCCCTGTCGGAATGGAACAATTGTACTCAACATTTGACTGCTAAGTTGGCGATCGTGTAGTGCACTACGAGTAAATGTAGAAACTTGATACAAAAGATCTACAGGAACAAACTCGTTGCTGACAATAAACTCTTTACCTGTGGAAGGTACCGTTTGTAAATTAGAGATACGGCTAGGCCAATAGTTTAAACGGTCTGGTGAAGTATCAAACTTAGAGCGGTTTGGAATACCCACTTTAGGGTAAACTACTTGTGTTTCTGAATGCTGACGGTTTCGTGCATGCACAATGTCAATCATTTCAATAGTAAGAAAAGGATAATTGCGCTCAGTTTCTGCCTCTGGGTAACGGAAGAATACCTGTACAGGTCGTGAACCGTTGCGGTCATCACTAACAGTCAAGGTAGCAAACCGTGCTTTAAGGGCAGCGTCTTCGGCAAGAAGAAATCCTGGATTCGGCATTAGTTAATCATCCGATTTGAAATACGGTCGGAAAATTCAGACTTTAGATTATATGAACGATGTAAAGCAGTAGATCGTAGTAGCCCTGTGGGAACAACCTTCTTAGAGGGGTCACCATATTCAACCAATTTGGCTTTATCTTTATTAGCACTTACACCATACTCAAGATGATTACCTACTACGGAAACATCTGCATGGGGAGCATGTTCCACCCAATCGGGGTGGGATGACATTCTTTCAGAAAGGTGTGAGTGTTCAGCCGCAATAGTGTCTTCAAGGGCGCCTTTATAGGCTGATGGAAAATTCACAAGGTATTCTGAAAAGAAAGAAACAAATGGGAATTCCCCAGTGATAACAGAATTAGAGTTCGTGCGTGTATGCGATTGTGCAGAAGTCATTACTTCTCCCACGGAACTCTAGGCGTTATACCCCTTGGCGCTCACCAAGGTTATATACAGTTTATCAGAGTTAGGGAATCGTGGAGGAGGGGGGAAGGGTGGCAGGCCATGGCAAATTCTGCACACCATAAGATTGTGGACCTGGATCAAAAGGCATTTCTTGGCTGATGAAGACTTCAATACCTTCAACCACAATCAATACATCATCTGAGGCACGACCACGGACACGGTAGGAAACTACAGAAAAATAGCGACCGTCATAGAGGAACATGTCATTAAGGTGACCACGGTATTCAAAAGGGTTGACCACCCCAGCATCACGAAAATCCTCAACTGATGCCACAAAGTTAGTCAACTGTACTGGCTGGCGACCTTCAGGGATAGCACGCTTCTGGTCTTCAGCCTCTGTAATCATTAGTACAGGGATGATTACACCGTTTTTGTACCTTTTACCACCAGCGCCTGGCACACCTTCATCGTAAACATCGTCATACACAGACTGTGTGGATGTGTTGGTTCCCAAAGGAGTAAATTCAAACCATACGATTGACTCACCGTTGTTACGGTGGTAACTGCGGTAGTTCTTTCTAATATGGGCTAGTTCACGCCTTAGGTCCATTAGTAAAACGCATTACTCGTGTAGCCCCTTGGTGGGGGACCATCAATATAGACATCCTCACGCAACGGCTCATTTTCTTCTGCAATAAGGATTTTTCCTTCACTGTCTTCCGCCCAGATACGCTCCATTGGACCGTAGTCACCAAGTTCCTTAGCCTTGTACAGAGGTACATAACGATTGGTTGTGCGGGACACACGGCGTAGACTGAATTGAGATATTTTTTCAGGACCAATGTTGAGGTTGTTGGCGTGCTTACGGTACTCAACTTCCCATTGCTGAATAAGGCTTTGAAGCATGCGAAAACGCTGTGATCCAGGGATGTGGATGGACTCAGAGGTCATGACATCAATGTCACGGGCAAACTCTGTCATAAGAGCCTGTAGGGACTCTACAAGGGCTCCCAGGCCCACTACATCCAATACTGCAAGATTAGCCTGTTCCAAAGGAACATCAATTGTGGGGATATGGTAATTAATTGATTTCTTTGAGTAAAACTCAAGGTCAGCAGGAAGTAACCACTCGTAGTAGTAGCCCTCAACCATGATGGTTGTGTTAGCAGCAGGGGTAGCAGAAAGGCGCAAAATACCATTACGGTTGTCAAGGGTGTACTGGCTAGATGTTAGTTCAGTGACTGTTCCACCAGTAACGGTAGCCACCCAGATGGTAGTGGGGTCAATGTTAAGTTGACCTAGTTCATATGTGCGACCAATTGCGTCAAAAGACACCTGAAAGAACTTAGGGAAATCACGCAAGTAATTTCGTGCTACTTCCACAATATATTGAAGTGGGGTTAAATTTGCCATTATTGATCTCCTGAACCAGTTCCTGGGAGGGTGTCTTGCAACGGTTGATTAACTTGTGGTTGTGACTCACGGTGACGCCTGGTCATGATGGTGCGGACTTTTTTAATGTCAGCGACCGTACCAGTGGGCACTGGGATTGGGCGCTCGTCTGTCATTGTGCCTCTAAGGCTTCAACTTTGGTGGAAAGTTCCTGTACTGCTTTAACAAGGATAGAAATGACATCGTTTGTTTTCCACATCTGTGGAACAATTTCGCCATCTTCAATACCAAATTCAATAAGATTTGGTTGTACTTCTATAATTTCATCAACAATAAAGCCATGATGAATACTGTTGTTGTATTCATATTCCTCAATTACACCATCAGTTTCTTGAGGGATTGCTTTAAAGGTTCGGGGTGTCAGTGACTGAATGATTTCTAGTGCGTTTTCAACTGAGTTAATTTGTTCTTTGTACTTACGCAAGGATGTGTTATAAGCAACACGACCATCAGCAAGGACACGCATGTTTGCTGATGATGTTGTGGTACCAATACCAGTTAGGTAGAAGTTGGTATTAGTTACTCGGAAACCGCCTTCAACAGTCCAAGTACCGCCCGAACTACTCCAACCAATATAATTACCGCCAAGTGGGTCAACATTGACAAATACAGAGAGATAACCAGCAGTTGTAGCACTGCCAGCAGACCCAGCACTTCCTGCGCTACCTGTAACATTTATGCTGTAAGTTCCACCGTTGTTATAGACCAATGATGGGATACCTGTAATACCACTCCATGGAACTGCACTGGCGGTTGTGGCTGTTGTTGCGTTTCCGCTGACATTGCCTACAAGGGTGGCAGTAATGGTTCCTGCGGTAAAGTTTTCGCTGTACTTAGCAAGGTTGTACCAGGTGTTACCAACCTTAACTGACAGTGGGGAAGAAAGGTTAGTAGCGTTAGTTACCCAAGCGGTATTAACATAGGTGTCACCAGAAGACCCAGAACCAATGGCTGTGCCGTTGGTAGGTGCGGTGTTCGCTACCCTGTTTCCGTTAGAACGGACAAAAATCCTCTTATCAGTAATGTGTTGAGAGGTGGGGGCAATGTTTGCTGTACGCCAAACAGAGGCTAGTACAACATCTGTGTCGGTATTGATTTGACCTACACCATTTCCTGTAGCAGGAAATCGGGGGTTTGGACCTGTAGCGGTACCAGTGACATAGACATCAACCGTGTTAGCCCCGTTAATACGAGCATACACAATGTCAAAGAACCCATCGGTTCCAGCAGATGTTAGAGCAAGACTAAGTTTGTTACTGGCAAGTCTGTAGTAGACGCCTTTAATTAAAACTTCTCCTGCTAGAACATCTACGGTAACTGATGAGCCAGGGATGACATCCATGCCACTGACAACGCCAGTGTCAGCACTTCCAAGAATTTGGAAGTCAAGGGAGTCTGGCTCTGCCTGATTCTGATTAAAAGCATCAGGAGTATTTGGAATTGTAAAGCCAGACATTTATTCCTTAGAGGGTGTCGTAGATGTTTCCGTGGTTAGCGAGGTGGTTGTAGAGGTCAGTAGGAAGTGTGTATGTGGTGCCATCTTCAAAACTGAAAGACTGGGTACCCCAATACATTGTCCATGTGCCCTTAACACGACCCTTCTTTGTGGCGGGTGCGCCAGGTGCGACTACTTCCTTTTCAGGAGTTGCTTCAACAACAACTTCCTCAACTGCCTCAGGGGCCTCAACAAACTCTGGATTGGTGGTTTTTTTAGCAGCCATGGCTACTCCTTTTTGTAAAAGTGGGTAATTAAGTGTAAAGGTGGGGTACTAGGCTTTCGCCGTTCCCCCACCTTACATCAAATTTGTGGATTAGGCTCCAGCAGGAACTGAGCCACCAAGGGTGTTGATCAAGACACGAGATTCGTGTGTGATGACACCGAAGCCCCAGATTGCGTACCAGGACAAGCCGTGCTCACGACCGAAGTCAATCACACCGCCGTCACGGAGTTCCACTGGGAGGGCAATTGCCTGACCGAATGCGTTGTCACCAATCATGATGCCTGTGTACGAGTTCGCAAGAACTGCATCCACCGTGCTCGTTGCTGGGTTGGAGTCAACACGACCAAGACCTGACTTGACCTGTGTGGTTTCAATAAAGACCACATCGTAGATGCGTCCGATTTCACCGAGCATGAAGTTGCCAGGAGCGGCGTACTTCGTTACTTCAATGAACTCAGGCCAGTCACGCAATGAGCGAGCCTGTGCAGGGTTTACGAAACAGACATAGGTGTCGCCAAGGCGAGGAATGTTCTGTCCAGCCAAGATCTCAACTGCGTCCTTGATGGTTGCAGGTGAGAGGTAGCCAGGAGCACCTGAGTTACCAGCGGCCTTGTACTCGTATGGAGCAAGTGAGCCACGGGTTGCCGTTGCAGTGCGACCAAACACGAGGTTTGGAGCCACAGCCGCACCGCCACCGAATGGGACGCCTGGCTTGTAGAGGGTGTTGCGTGCCTGGATATCCATGGACTGTGCCATGTGGCGACCGAGGAGGCGAGAAGCCGATGCCATAACATCGTCAAACGAAGCGTTGAGCAGGAGTTCGGTAACCGAAACTGCCTGACCCTGTTCCTTAACGGTGATCTGGATCTGGCTTGCCGAGAGGGCAACTGGGTCCATGCGGACACCTTCGGTCAACTCTGCACCAGTGCTTTCGTTGATTGCGAGGTTGTTGTAGCGCATGAAGTTGATGGTCAAACCAGGCATAACGCCGAGTTCCGTCTTCTTTACAGCGAACTGCTCAAAGCGGAGGACAGGCATTGCTTGGAACAAGATTTCCTTGGACCAAATTGTCTGGATTGCTGGACTGAGTGCAGCACCGCCGTCAGTATAACCTGCGGCTGATGTTGCGCCTGCGGTGGTAATTGCACCGCCTGCTGGGGATGGGTATGCCATTGGGCTTATTCCTTTGGGTAATTAATTGTTGGGGTTGTTAGAAACGGCCTCGTGGAGACCGTGCATTTAGGAGCCTGTCCCGCATCTTTGCATACTGATCCATTGACATGTTGCGGATATCATCCGCACTTAACTGTTGGTATTCCGTCTGAGTTTCCATTGGCCCAACAGGAGGAGCCGTTACTGGCGCCCCCCGCAAGCGACCCTGCGATTGCTGAGTTGCTTGTTGGATTGATTCAATAATAGCAGATGAACGCTCACGGAGTACAGCAATAGATTGTTCAATCTCATCTTCG